CTTTGCAAGCTGCCCGCAGATGATGTCGATCGTCGTTGACTTTCCCGCACCGTTTCTGCCTAGATACATACTGAGATTTCTCTACCATTACCCCCTCACCAAATACATCAAATATAACCAGCACCTTATCAGGGTAAATAATCACCTGAGATAAGTGTTCCAGCACAAACTCTACCTTAAGCTGTTCATTTTCATCAAGATACTGAGCTACCTCTGCATCAATATTCTCTCTCACTCTCTGGATCTCCACCAGATCCTCAAGGTTAGCCTTATTTGCCTCTACCTCTCTCCTGAGCTCTAAAATGTGATCATCAAGAGCTAGAGCTTTCCTCTGGTATTCCTCTTTCGTGAGGAGATTATCTAAATAGGCATCTAAGAGCTTATCCTTACGGCTTATCTCTCTTTGTAAATCTGCCTCTGTAGCCCCTCTGTTAGCCTCTGTAATGCGTTTCTCATAGGTATCCAGCCTACCTAGCATAAACTCTCTTATAAAGCCTGTATCCGCCTGTAAACGCTCAGAAACGATAGCCATAATCTCCATGAGGGCATTATAAGAGATATTCTCATTATCACAGCCCTCAGGGTTTATCTCTCCAGCCTTACCACCTACAGCATCTCTAGCCCTTGTTTTTCTGCCTTTTTGCTGTTTAGTACTACATACCCAATACTCCTCATTAGAGGTTTTTGTTTTCCTCCAGTAAGGAGCTCCGCACACCCCGCACACCAGCTTACCACTGAAAGAGTAGCCGCTTGTTTTCTTACCCCGCCTGTTACAGCCTGTAGCTACTACCCGCTCCTCATGGATTTTCTCTATCAGAGCCCACTCCTCCTCAGTAACAATAGGAGGGAGAGCCCCTTTTACATACACCCACTCACTCTCAGGGAGCTTTACCGTTTGCTTACTCTCAAAATCATGCCGCTCCCTGTTAATTATCATAGTGCCTACATTTTTGCAATCATACACAAATTTAGGAATATCCATAGGTTTCCACGGCTTACCTACTGTATTTCTGTACCCCGCATCATTGAGCTCCTTAGCAATCTGAGTAGAGCCTTTCCTAGCCATGATACCCTCACACATAAGCCGCCTTACTTTAGCTTGCTCAGGGTTTATCACATACTTACCATCTACCTTATCCCAGCCAAAAACATTACCGCTACCCTGTAGATCTATCTCTAAGCCTTTCCTAGCCTTTTCAATCCGCCCATCATGATAATTATGGAGCTTTTTGGAGAGGTTTCTGCTAAACTCCTCCGCTATGATAGCCTTAATGCCTGTAATCAGTGCATCATCAGGGCTATAGAATTTATCCTCAAGGTACATATAGAGGATCTTGCCTGTCTGTACCAGCCTGTTAATAAATAAATACCAGTCCAGAGTATTTCTCATGAGCCGCTCTTGATCCTTGATAACTACCACATCAAAAGCATCCCCTAAGAGATCCTCATAGAGCCTCTGGTACTCATCCCGCCCCTTAACCATAGTACCAGACTTGCTCCGATCTATATACTCATCTACCTTTTTCCAGCCATGCTTAGTAATTGTGTTTCTATTTTCCTCAATCTGGAGCTCTATAGCGTTAAGCTGTTCCTCCTCCGCCGTAGATACCCTAGCATAGAAAACCGCCCTTAATCCTTTAGTATCCTGTGCTCTCCTGTAAGCCATCCTGTACACTCCTTTATAAAATCCTATCCTGAGCCCCTGAGAGCCTCTCAGAGCCGTTTTAATCGCTCAGGGGTATAACTGCCTACCCCTAACTCTTGAGGCTCTCTAAGTGGCTTTATTTTCAGTCTGTATCTATTATACACCAGCTATATAAAAATAGCAACAGAAAAACAAAAAAAGGGGTACAAGCCCCTCAAAATGAGTAGCCTGTACCCCTCAAAGAAAAAGGAGAGCCTTACTTTAACATCTGATTTACTCTTTTCTGTACCTCAGAGTAATTATAACCAGCGGCGGTAAGGCGGTTTTTCCTATCCTGACCGTTACCCCAATCTCCTCTAATAACCTCTCTAGCAATCTCGTCAATAGATTTCTTTGCAGGAGTAGAGGAGGTATTAGCGGTAACATCCGCTTCATTTACCCAGCCATACACTGTAGAGCCCTTACCAGCCACCGCCTTTAAGTGATACGGATGAGGATTTTTAGAGGCAATCTGAGTAACCTTAGCCAATCCAGCCTTACAAGCACGAGCTGTAGCACCCTTATAAGAGCTTGTATAGTGGAGGCACCCTGTAAACATTACTTGATCCCCCACCTTAAGCCCTGTAGCACCTGTAGAGCCGCTTGCAATAGGCGTTAAGGTATTTTCATCTACCCAGCCATACACGCCACTCACAAAAGCTCCAGCATCATTTACAGCTCTACAATGATAAGGATGCTTACCACTAGCTACCTGAGTGATCTTAGCCTTGCCAGCCTTTACAGAGCTACCGCTTGAGCCTCTTGCACTGGTATAATGCTTACCTCCTGCAAACTGCACAATATCCCCAACCTTAAACTTGAGGCTAGTGGTAGGATTAGTAGGCTCTGTAGTTGCACCAGATCCTAGCCGCTTATTTACCTCATCTGCGATCTCTCCGTGTCTGTCATAAAGATATTTGCCGGGACAAGACTTGTTAGCATAATCCCTATGTACAGTCATGTTACAGCCGTTTAAGTGCTTTACACGATTGTTTTTATTAGTAGACCATACCAGCTTTTTAATCCCATTTCTCTTACAAATATCTGTTACCAGATCCAGCAAAGCATTATAAGCCTTAGAATTAACTGCATAAGGCTCAGAGGTATCACTTGCCACCTCAATAGTGATCGCTCTATTGTCATTTTCAGAACTAGAAGTACACCAAGAGCGATCCTTTTCCTCTACATACATTCCGATCCTGCCATCAAGACCTACACCGTAATTAGAGCTTGCCTGTCTGGATGTAGGAGCAAAGATATTACCAAGCGTTTCTACTGAGCACTGACCTACTACACAATGGATAGTAATGGTATCAATGGCATGATTTCTAGGGCTCGTCTTATTAGGTGAGATTTTTGTATAACTCACTAAAGGGCTATTACTCATTTTCGTTGTCCTCCTTACCGTTAGATAATTCCTCAAGAGTTTCCTCTGTAATTTCCTCTCCCGCTTTCGGCTCAATCTCTGCCAAAATAGCGGCAAAATCCTTTTTATTCATAGCAATCCTCCTCACTAAAAAGGAGCCTATTACAGGCTCCCAGTTACTTTTTAATGGTTTTAATCTGTTCAATCATTTGCAGTACCTTATCATACCCCAGCATAGATCCAATCCACACAGCTACCGCCATAAGCACCATGCAAATAATGTTAAGGGTAGTAAAAGGAATACCAAAAAACATATAGGTAAGAGCTGTACCTCCAATACCCACAATCACAGATACAATAAGTACAACTACATTAGAGGAGTACTTGATCTTTGTACCCTCAAAAGATTTCTTTACCGCCTCTGTAAGCAAGGATACCGCTGTAGCCAAAGTTACAATTAGTGTTAAGAAAAGGGAAATAGTCATAACCTCACACCTCCTAGTAATTCCTGAGCTCTATCTCTTGCTGTATAGCCTCCTCTAAAGCACCATTTAGCTTACTATCCATCATCCTATCAATCTGGTTTATTTCCTCAAGAATGAGGGTATAAGCCTCCTCTGATAGCTGATCCTTGAGTTTTATCTCCAGTCTCAGCCTGAGTAATACAAAACGGATTTTCGCCTTAGAGAGATTTTCTATTTTAGCTTTATTGAGATAGAAAACAATGGAGGCACCAAAGATACCTCCTGTAGTTACAATAATTTGAGTGGCGTAGCTGGATATATCATAGCCCTCTTGCACATCTCCTCTTACTAAGAAAAGAGATAAGACAAAAAGAGCCCCTGTTAATACCACCAGCATTTTACTAAACTCCACCTTACGCCTAGCAGAGCTTAGAGATAACGGAGATCCCCTCCTCTGGGTTTTATCCTTTCCCATGCTATCACACTCCTAACTTACTTGAGCCCAAGCTGGATAGCGATATAGCCTAAAATAATGGTTACAAGCCCTGCTACCAAAAGCCACTTGAATTTATCCCACTTTGCTCCGTCTTTATTTTCCAGCTTGTTAAGTCTTTCTATGACTTCATTTAGATCCGCTCTCATATACTTAGTTTCTACCGCAAGCTCTTTGATAGCACTAATCAGATCGGTATTTTCCTTTAGTGCCTCATCATGCTCATCAATCCGCTTAGTATTGCTTTTGGATCTATTCTCAACCGCCGTTAGTCTGTGCTCAATCTCTAACTTCTGATCCTCCGTCACACCACAAGCCCTCCTTTCTGAAATGTAAAAGGGAGAGCTTATGCTCTCCCTCAGGGTTACTCTGCCAGCTCAGGAACTTCCAGATCCACAAGGATCTGCTTAACCTGTTCTTTAATGACCGCTGGCACATCATTGATAGTCTTTTTGCCCTTAACAATAAGGGTGGCATAAATAACCGCCATTGTAGGTATCTCCTTTCTAAAAAATATTTTTAGGATGAGAGTGCGGAGCATTACTCATTACCTCTTTCCAGAATTTCCTCAACTTCTTTTTTGAGCTTTTCTGGTACATCCTCAATAGTCTTAAGACCTTTACGGATAAGATCTGCATATACTCTAGCCATTTCTCTTACCTCCTATGTTAAATCATCATCTCATACAGCTCTACAAGAGCCATCTGAGCGGCGGTTACTTGCTCATCAAGGGAGCTACTCTTTTCAGTAATCACCTTGATATACTCATCCTTATCATAGATGATCTGCTCAGCAATCTCCCAGCCGTCAAAACCACCATCCATACCCTCCTCAGAGGGAGCCTCATGGATCTCCGTGATACCGTTATTGAGAGTAACATGGTACTCATCAATTTCCAGCGGTAACACCTCAGGAGCGGTACTCCTGACTTTTACATACTTTTGCATTACCTTTTACCTCCTTAAGATAATAATTGTGCATATATTCTACATTAGGGGCTACATATTTCTGAAATAGCCTGTAGCTATCACACCATTTGAGCCACCCTTTGTAGCTGTTAAATGAGCACCATTCACTATAAGTAGGGCTGATACCCTGAGCCCTTTTAGCAGAGCAAGCTAGCATCTTTCTCTTGAGCGTTTTACAAGTCGATTTCCTGAGGAGAGTGTACTCACCAAAAAACCGATAGCCCACAAAATCAATACCTCTCACCTTTGAGGGGAATACTTGCCAGTTATGCTTAACCACCTGTTTTAAGTGATCTGCAATAAACTCATCCAGATCCCTCTTGAGGCTATGGAGCTCCTCTTTACTAGAGCCGAAAATCACCATATCATCCATGTACCTAAAATAGTACTTAACACCCTTAACCTCTTTGATCCAGTGATCTACCTCTGAGAGATTAAAGTTACCATCATACTGAGATACATAGTTACCAATGGGGATACCCACGCCCTCAATAAACTCTCTGCCGTTATCGTCTATGATGATATTTACACAAACGCCTAACCGATGGAGGATCTCAATGTTTTCCTCAGTGGCAGGACAAGTACTAATACTATCAATGATCTCATCCAGTATCCAGATAAGCTCCTCATCCTTGAAAAGCTCTCTAAATTTAGCCTTTAGCACATCATGTACAATCGTAGGATAGTACTTTCTTATATCCAGCTTTAAGCAATATGCTGTACCCTCAGGATCAGAAACTAAGATACTAGGTATCCATTTCTTGAAAACTACCTTACCATTTTTCTTAACCTTTTTCTCATACCCTCTCAGAGCCTTAATGATAGGCATAGCTCCTCTTTTCGGTATAGCACTGTAAGTATCTTTAGTAAAGGTTTTCAAAAGAAAAGGCTCTATCACCTGTAGGATAGCCCACTGACAAACTCGATCAGGATAAAAGGGGAGCTTGTAAATTTCCCGCTCCTTATTTCCCTCAACCTTAGTGAACACCTCATAGGGAGAGGTTTTGTAGGTATGATTTATCAGGCTTTCTCTGAGCTCATCAAGATAATGATCTAAGTCTTTCTCTACCTCTTTGACCTCTGTATACCATCCCTTACCCTTTTTAGCGTTTTTGTACGCCTTACGGAGGTTATCCTTTGAGTAAATCTTAGCAAACAGGTATTTTGTACCCTCCATAGTGCTCACATCCTTTTTGTATGTGCAAAAGGAGGAGCCAGCTACCCAAAGGATAGCACCGCTTTTCTCCGTGCTTACTTCCAAGTATCAGATCAAACAGTTTACGGAGTTTACCGCACATAGGCACCTCCTTATAGCTTTTTTACCAGCCCTTTGATACCAAAAGGCTTTTTATGTTCTGCCAAGAGGCAAGGTAACTGTATCTCACTTATAGAAAATAAAGAAACTGCACATATAGTAAGTGACTGCTGATATTCCGATTGCGATTAGAGGAGGTATTATTACCATTCAGATAAAAGCCGCATTTAGAGCCATTATTCCATTTACCGCCTAATTTAGTAATTAAGAACCTTTTACAGTTACCCTTTAACACAAAGGTATAGCAAAGGAGAGCCTTTTACAGCTCTCCTTTACTTCCCTGTATTAAACTTGATTTTACGCCGCCAAAGACTGAGGCACATACAACAAGCGACCGCCGATAACCCGATTACGATAAGAGGAGGTACTATTACCATACAGAGAAAAGCCGCAATGAGAGCCATTACTCCATATACCGCCCAATCTAGCAATAAAGAACCCGTTATAGGTGTAATTCTGATAAGCATAGTTACCAGTAAATACATCACTACCAGAGCATCTAGTAGGAATGAGCATATCAGGGAAATTAGGATCAATGCCAAAGCGATCCTGATAGCCGTTACCATGAGTGAAGTTAGCACCAAAGCACTCATATCCCTCAGTAGTATCATCTGCAACCGTAGCCCCTGCTTTATGGAGCCATACCTCATTTACACCCTTAGCCAGAATGTTAATGAGATCAAGCCATGTCCAGATATTGCCCCAGAGATTTTCCTCACCTCTGTAAGATACAGAGCACTTACCATTTACACCGCCGTTAGGATCAATGCCAGAGCCATTCCCCAGCCCAGAGGTAGCACCAGTAACCACCGCCATATTAGTAGAGCCATCATCTGTAAAATCACAAACTCCACGCCCTACCGCTCTCTGAGCATCCAGAGTAGCATACTCAATCATGAGCAACCACTCAGTAACCGCCATAGCGTAAATACTATGGCTCTGCCAGCCTGTACCTCTGTTATTGCAGAGCTTACGCACATTAGCTCTAGTGAGGTTTTGAGTAAGACCGCTAGCGGGTTTAGCTCCTGCAATACTGCAAAGCATATCAGTAGCAAAATCCGCTACCTGTTCATCCGCCTTAAGGTAAGCTGTAGCACTGGTATCATAGATAGATCCCTCAAAAGCAGAGAGGTAAATCTTATCCTGATAGATACCATGCTCATCCATAAAGGCTCTAGGAGCTGTAAAGCCAGTTTTAGGAGTAGGGGAGATATAGTATCTTGCCTTAGTGTACTGCTTACCCCTACCGCTGGAGGCGTTTTCAGCCTTAACAGGCACCGCCTTAATGTAGAAAATGGGCTGTTCTACCATTACCTGTACCTTAGTACCAATGGCATACTCAGTATCCCCTACAGTGATAGCCTGAGTAAGGGCTCCAGTTTCCGTATAACCCGCATCTCCACGGTAAGCCAAAACTACACCGCCATCAGTGAGGATACATCTCTTTCTACCGCCCCACGGAGTAAGAGCATCAAAATCAGCACCAGAGGTAAAGTTACTGCTACCAGCGATCCTAGTAAACTTTTTGCTTGCAAAGTCTACCTCCACGCCGTAAACATTATCCTCCTCATACCCCACAAAGCTCCTTACATCGTCAATCTGTTCCTGCAAATCAACGATCTGAGCCACCGTAGCCCCAGCCGCAGGATCTACCTCTACAGTAACATTAGAGGCATTAGATACCGCCGTTACCAGATCCACCAGCAAAGAGCTCACGCCGATCCCATTAAAGGGCGGCATCCAATCCGCTGTAGCCTCACTCTCATCAGCACAAGAGATACTGTAGCAGATTTCTCCCTCCTGAGGATCTGTAGCATACAAGCCGATAGTACGCACATAATAGCCAGCGGTAAGAGCTGAGTTAGAGAAACTAGCACTTACCTTTACATTACTATCATTCTGCCTTACCACGCTTGCTACCGCCGTTTGCTGTCTGATAGTACCGATCCCTGTCTTACTTGCAATATCGCCGCTAAGCGTAGTATCACTCACAGCGATCTTAGTAAAGACCAGCTTAGTAGATCCTGCCACTACCTTAGCAAGTAAGGCTTGCCCTTTCTTTGTGATTACCGCACTTCTAAAAGCACCCATACTTGTAACCATCCTTTCACATTTAATTTATTGTAACCCTCATAGCACCGCTCACAGAGCCAGCTACAGAGGTATTACCAGTGTTTGATACTTTGCTGTTTATATCATGAGTAATGATCCGCACATTAGCCGATCCAGTACCCGTACCCACGCTCAGAGCCGCCTCACTCTTATCCTGCAAGGCTACATCATGTGTAACCATGCTGAGCATAGCTGTAGCATTTGCTACCACCTCAGATAGAGGAGATACAGTAGCTACCACGCTCTCCAGATCATGAGTAACAATATGAGTACCAGCTCTAGCCAGCCCCACGCCAACCCGCATAGGAGCGGCTATCTCAGCCTCAGCCTCAATATCATGAGTAATACAATACCCCAGAGCGGTACAGCACACACCGCCTATATAGAGGGTACTAAAAGGTTTTGCCTCCATGATATTTGCAAGCTCCAGCACCAGATTACAGGGGAGCATATCATCAAGAGTATTAGCCACCATATCAAAGGCTCCAGCTACCCCTAAATGAGTAGTAACCCTCAGCCAATACTCTTTATAATGCTCCTCTAAATCAAAGGCATCCTCAGAGCCGCAAATACTTACCAGCCGCCTATAGAGCTCAGGCTCAGTATAGGGTACATAGTTATTCCACTTTGTAAGTACCCTAAAACGCCTTGTATCAAGGGTATCCGTTTCCTCAGGTACAATCCCCATCATATCCTCAAACCGCTTTATACCGTACTCATCAGCACTCTCTATAAAGAAATTTGCAAGAGTACGATCTATAGCGGCTAAGATATATCTGAGCTCAGGCTCCTCAGTCTTAGCGATCTCCTTAAACTCTTTCAGTTTACGGAGTAGAGGCATCCAGTAATTTAACAGGTGTACCTCTTTCGCCATCAGCTTACCTCCACTTTTCCTATAACAGGTATCTCCTCAACATTGAGGGGTAGATTTTCTGTACTGCCGTTTATTTTGGTATTCAGCACATCCAGTACCCCCTCAATACTTAAGATCCTGTTTTCAATCTGAGAGATACGCACAATCAAGCTACCATTTTCCCACGCCTTACGCATTTCCAGTAGGTATCCCTCAATAGCCTCCTGTATCTTTGCCTTGATAGGGGTAAGAGTGTAGCCCTCAAGCAGAATAACGGTACAAGAAACATTGATTATTCTCTCAGTAGCTCCTACCACCGTTACAATATGCCCTATAGGGGCTATCCCTGTACCCGTACCTCTAGGATCTGGATCTATAGCCTCCTGCACAAAGGCAATCAGCTCAGGAGTAGGCTTACTAAACTCACTATCAATGATAATGAGCTTAACTGTACCTCCTCCATTCCATACAGGGATAACCACTGTACCCCCTACACCGTCAAGGGAATTAGTTTTATCCTTGTAATCCTGCTTATTGCCTCCAAACGGATTAGAGCTGAAAGAGGCAAAGTACTTTTTACGGAGGATCTCAGTATCCTCATCATCCTCAGCGGGGATTAAAAGCTCAATCAAAGAGCCCTCCAGATCATTAGAAAGAAATTCAATGCTGGAAAGCTCTCCAAAGTGCTTATTACCCTCTGTACCCACCGTTTCACATTGCATTTGATAGTAGTAATACAGAGCCTCACCCTCACTCTTACTCTCAATAAACTCAATAGCCTTGTAATTGAGCTCATCCAGATTAAAGCGTGATCCAATGGGGATCTCCATATTAAACTTACCCTTAAGCACCGCCTGAGTAGCAGGATGAGGGGTAATGCCTCTCTCAGCACACCTCCTAATAAGGTATTCTCTGCTAGCGGTATCTGCATAACCATCAGAGATAATCCCATCAAGCAAAATGTAGATATTAGCGTGTTCAGCAGATACAGGGGCTATAGCGTTCATAATCAGAGAGCCCTCACGCTTATCCACATCCGCCCCTACTCTAGCAAGGGATCTCTCAAGGATTTTCTCATAAGTCTGATCCTCATACATCCATACTCACCTCCTTACTACCCACATCTGTAATCATCCGAAAACGGATATACAGCATTTCATTTACCTGATTTACTGTAAGATCCTCTATGCCTGTGATATGCTCATTGATAAATAAGCACTCCTCAATATACCTTTTTACCTCAGAGTAAAGGTAATCCTCATCAAAGCTATAGCCTATGAGGTTAGTGTACTCCTCCCCGTATTGCCAGCTATAAATAACCCATCTGTACCGCTTAGCCTTAAGAGCTAAATAAGCCCACACACAGAGAGCATCCACACCCTCTACAATCCTACCAGTAAGCCGCCCTGTCTTAAAATCCAGCTCATACTCACGAATAGAGGAGGCTGTTACCTCTGGAGTAACCTGAGCTATCTCCTCATCCGTTACAAAGGGAAACAAGCTCATAAATATCACGCCTCCTTTACCCTTGCTAAAATTACAAACTTGTTAGTATCATTGAGTTTCTGTACGGCTACCAGATCACCCTTTTTAAGCCCATCAATGTAAGTGATCTTAGCCTGAGTGCTCACTCTGGTATCAGGATCATGATACTGACCTTGAGCATCAACACTACCAAAAGGATTATTTTGTGTAGTATCTACAGTAACTCCAGATACATAGGGGATCTTAATCTGTCTGGTATAACCAGCTATCAGATAATCCGCTATATACAAATCCTCAGCCTTTAGTACCAGATCATCAATTTTCACGCTGTTAGAGCTCTGCATTACCCCTAACTGGAGGGTAACAGGGTTATCTTTTCTACCTTGAGCCCTCATCATCTCGATCATCTCAGCATAAAAGGCATCATTTTTCATTTCTCCGCCATCAGCCATACACGCACCTCCTAACTAAAAGAGCCCTCATCAACCCAGCCCCAAACATGAGTTTTACCCCAATCCTCAGTAACTAAGTGATAAGGATGAGCTGAGCCCTTGTTAATGATAGTGATTTTAGCTGGACCAGCGGAGGGAGAGCCGCCTGACTTAGTAGCCGTAGAGGATACATAGTGATTACCACCGTTAAACTGTACCACATCTCCAACCTTGTACTCTTTGCTCTCTACTTTCTCCTCTTTCTTTTCCTCTTTCTTTTCCTCAGGTACAGGAGGATTTTTCAGAGTAACAGTAAGGCTCATAGTGCCTACCCCATTCTGATAGGTATGAGTATCAGCATCTATCCACACCTCACCGCTCAAGCCTGTAGAGTTATCTTTTACAATAGCCCCAGCTCCAGTAATAGCCCCTGTGAAGTCAATACACTCAAGAGTAAAGGTTTTCTCTACACCCTTAAACATACTCTTAGCCGTAGTAGTAGCATCCTTGCCCTCCTCTTTCGTGTAGACCTCTTGAAACACACCATATTTCAGATCTGCATCATTTTGTACCATTCCCTGAGGGTTTCCCTCTCCATCATAGATCCTCACCCTGTTTACCATGCTGTTAAGGGTTTCCTTGTATTTGCTGGAGATGATATTACCATCATCGGCTAGCTCAATCTCACACACTAAGCCGCCCACCAGCTCCACACAGAGCTTACCCTTTACAGCACGGATAATATAGCTCTTACCATTTTGCTGAGTAGCTTGCTTATACGCCTCTGAGATAATCTCATAGATCGTTTTTTGCTGTACAATGAGTTTCTGAGAGATCCCTGTACTAGCCAAAGAGCCTACAGGGATCTCCAGATCATTACACACCATTTGAGTAATTGCCTCAGCCGTTTTACCGCTGAAATTGTAGGTAGCTTTACTCTTGAGGGTATAAAAGAGAATATCATAGGCTACATAGGTAACAACACCAGTAACACTACTAGCCTCCCTTTCTGTGATAAACCCTCTGAAAAGCTCTGTTTTTCCATCATCGGCAAACAGGTAGATAGGATCTGCAAGGGCTATATTGAGCTTTTTAACATTCTGATCCAGAGGAGCATTTACTATCTTGAGCTCCAGCTTTCTAGCCATTTCAGACTTAGAGCCGCCCCAGCTCATAGCACTGATATACTCCGTTATATCTGTATCTTTGTGTAGTACTTTCACCCTTACACCTCCCATTAAGGAATAGTAAGAACATCACCAGCATAAATCAGGTTAGGGCTCCGCTTAGAAAAAATTTGCTGATTAGCATCCACCAGCTTTTTATACTGAGCTCCATTACCGTAATACTGCTTAGCAATATTCCAAAGGCAATCACCGCTTTTTACCGTGTACTGTCTAGGAGTACTGCCTTTATTCTCAGGGGCTTTAGTTTCCCGCTGTTTAGGCGGATCGGTTTCTACTGTGATATTTGCCTTTTTCGTTTTGATCCTCTTGTATTCCTTTAGAGCCATTGTGAAATAAATATCTCCTGTAGCATCCTTTTCACCCCAATTAAAGCTCTCAATGGTACACTCCATATTGAGATTTCTGCCTATTACAACTCTGCAAGGCTCTCCAGATTTCCTCCACCGCTCAATCTTTTCCACGATAGAGAGCGGATCTCCAGCATAGCTAGCAAAGTTATAGTTTTTAGCAGGAAAGAAAGAGCTAAGAGATACCTCCCTTAGCCCTGTCTTTCCCATGAGGTTTACATCACCTATTTGAATTACATTAGTTACCGTATTCCTGTGAGATACGGAAACTGTATAATCTGAGGGGTTTACAGGCAATACCAGCCTATCTCCGCCCTTTTGTAGAGTAAAAGACATTTTCCGCACCTCCTTTAAGGCATATTAGGTACAAGTTTACGGAACTTAGTAACCATATCCTGTACCACCTTATCCACATCCGCCTCTTTCTCAATAACAACGGTATCCGCCAGTTTTTCAATAGTGATATTAGATCCTTTATTCTCCTGTTTTACCTCTGTAACTTCCTGTACATTACTGATAGGCTGAGGAGCTGTAGTGCCGCTAGTTACAGGCTTGATAGTAGGATCAAGCTCTATTCCTCTGGTACTCATCACCCTATCATATTGATCCGCCTGATTTCTGGTAAGTACCTTTTCACCCTCATGTAGTACCGCTGGATAATTATTATACGGTACACGATCTTTACCATAGGCAAAGCCTAACCAGCCGCCTACTGTATCAATCGCTCCGCCAATCCAGCCGCCCACTGTACTCAGAGCATCTCCCAGCCAGCTTAACGCACTGGAAAGAGCATCAAATACAGGGCTCAAAGCGTTCCACACACTCTCAATAGTGCTCTGAATAGCAGGGAAAACCGCCTCCACCACGCTCCAGAGGGCATTAAAGATAGTCATAGCCAGATCCAGTATAGGGGAAACAACATCCCAAGCCGCACTAAAGACCTGAGCCACAATCTCTACCGCACTCTGTATAATGGGGCTGACCGTCTGGAAAATCTGAGAGAGCACATTGATTACAGGCACAATCACAGTATTGATAACCTCAGCTACCTTAGCACCTACCTCAGTGAAGATCTGAGAAATTGTAGGCATTACCGCTTGAATAGCCCCCGCTACCACCGTGATTATATTTTGTATCAGCGGTAAGGCTTGCTGAATGATACCAGCAAACGCCTGTATTACAGGCATTACCGCATTAACCACCATTGTAATAATCTGAGATACAATGGGGAAAACCTGTTGTACCACCCCTGCAAAAGTCTGAATGATCTGAGTTACCACAGGGATCAAAGTCTGGATAACTGTACCCAAACTCTGTAAAACAGGCAACAAAGCAGGGATAACGGCATTTATAACCCCCAGAATACTAGGAAATACCTGTAAGAAAGCATCTCCCAAACTCTCCAGTACAGGCATGATAACCGCTACCACACTAGCCATACCCTCTAGCAGATTTCCTATAGTAGGAATTGCCATAGAGATAGCATCTGCAAATTTCTGTACTATGCCTCCTCCATCCCCAAAGGCTCCTCCTAAGGTTTCCGCTATCTTAGGGGCTACCTCAGAGAACATACTCCCTAGCTGTTCAACTACAGGAGCAAAGGTATCTACTATGTTCTTAAAGCCAGCAAAGATATTAGAGGCAAAATCAAACACAGAGGGAGGTAATGCCTCTTGCAAGGCACTCTTGATCCTAGGAGCCGCATTACTTACCCCCACCTTGATAGCATCTGGTAACGCCGTGAAAATGTTTACTAACATCGGTATCAAGTTACCAGCTACAAAGGTAGCCGCACTATCTACCAACTGCTCCATAGAGCTTGTAACATCCCCGCCTATAGCCAGATTACCTAAAAGGTTTTGAGCGGAGGCTTTCATAGCCGCAAAAGATCCGCTAAAAGTTTCGCTTGCCTCTTTCGCAGTAGTACCAGCTACTCCCAAACTCTCTTGTACAACATGAATAGCACTATACACATCTGCAAGGCTACTAATATCATACTGCTGACCTGAGAGCTTACCAGCCTCTACTAAGAGCCGCTCCATCTCCTCCTTAGTACCGCCATACCCCAGCTTAAGGTTATCCAGCATATCGTAGTTCTGCTTAGCAAAACCCTGATAGGCGTTTTGGATACTAGCCATATCAGTACCAAACTTATTAGCATTATCCGCCATATCAATAACCGCCATATCAGCGATCTTAGCGGATTTTAAGGTATCGCCGCCCAAAGACTGTAAGAGGGAGGCTGAAAACCCTGTAACGGTTTCCATGTAGGCATTAGCGGAAAGTCCAGCCGTCTTAAAAGCGGCATCCGCATTAGCCTTTACAGTAGCGGCATCCCCCTTAAACAGAGTTTCAACGCCGCCCATACTTTGCTCAAGTTTTGCACCCTCCATAAGAGAGGCAACCGTTCCAGCCCCAGCAATACTTACACCAATGGTAACGCCCTTAGCCAGAGTGCTTAACAGGCTCTTGATCTTATCCAGCCCAGCACTAGCGGCATCCTTGATAGCCACTGTAGCCTTAGCCACTGTAGAGCCTATTCCCTTGAGCCCATCCTTAACTTTACTGATTACCTTGCTTGCCCCATCCTTTATAGCTATGAACGGCTTAGCAACCGTTTTACCCACAGCCTTTAAGCCATCCTGTAGCTTTTTCACAATGGGGCTTGCTTTGTCCTTAAGCTGGATAAACGGCTTAGCAACCGTTTTTCCTACCGTCTTAAGGGCATTTTTTACCTTGTTGATACCGTTTGTAGCGGCATCCTTGATAGCTATAGCGGGTTTTGCTACCAGCTTACCCACCGTTTTCAGAGCTACCCTTACCTTGTTTATCCCTGTAGTAGCCATATCCTTAAGGCTCAATACAGGGTACACAGCCGCACGACCTAGCCAGCCTAAGGTATTCTTGATCTTTGCTAAGCCCACTGAGGCGGCATCTCTGAGCCTCACAATAGGAGTATAAGTAGTAGCAATCTCCCTAAGTTTACGGCTGATTTTACCAGCCTCAGAGGAGATCAGATCCTTGAGCTTGATTACAGGGCTAGCCACAAACCGCCCTATCTCTCTGATCTTATCTGCTATCTTATTAGCCTGAGCTGTAGCTTGATCGTCTATCTCAGCTCTAGGAGCAATCCTGATAGAGCCAGCATTTAAGAGCCGCTGTTTTAGCCTCTCCAGAGGCGTACTAGCCTCATCCTCAAGGTTTACCTCAGGAGTAGCCCCTTGAGTACTCAGGCTATCTAAGCCAGCTCTCACACGCCCTATAACCTCTGTAGCCTCATCTACAGGGGAAAGCTCAGGGCTTGCCACCATACCGCTAGTAGCATCCAGCCCCTCTCTCACCACATCTAACACCCCAGAGGCATTATCAGTAGCATTGATAGAGGTATTTACCCTTGTTCTCCCCAGAGCCCTCACGCTCTCATTAGTCTGAGATATTTGCTGAGTAAATCGCCGCTGTATTTCAAGGTTTTTCTGGAGGGTAGCTGACATATTATCTTTTAAGCTCAGTTTTGCACCAAACTCAATCATAATACAGCACCTCCTTTACCTCTTACATTAACCACAAAGGACACACAGCCTTACCCTTTGCACTCTCCATGAGCTCATTACGCTCTTTAACCTCATATTCATAAAAAGCCTGTATTACCGTGAGCTCACCTCTAGGCATGGAATAGAAAACAGATGGACGGATACCCCGATGTTTCCAGTAGAAATACATCATCTGAGTAAGCCCATCTGTTTCTATTAGTTTTTTACTTCTTTAACCGCCCCATCACCAAAGCCAGAGAGCTTAGCGATCTCTGTATAAACGGCGGTAATCTCACCGCTCAAGAGGATCTTTCTCACTACATCCTTAGGCGTAGGCACTTTGAACTTAGAGCGGAGCTCAGCACTCTTAAAGAGGGGCTTGCCATCCTCTCCAATCACGCCCTCCATCACAGTAAAGAGCTGGAGCTGGGAAACATCCAGATCCACATCCTTACCCTTGACGGATACCGCCATATCCTGTACCTCCTCATACTTCTCAGGGGAAAGAGCCTGACAAGTGAGGATAAACGGCTTACCGAAAACCTCAGTAAGGCGGGTAATTTCTACTGTCTTAGTAGGGAGCTTAATCTCCCCAATATCCGATCCCAGCAAGAGATCCAGAACATTTACAGCCTCTTTCTGATCCTGTTCCATGCCCTCAAGGATCTCATCTTTCTCAATAGGATTAGTTACATTCTTAGCCATTTTATAGCCCTCCATTTTCTGAATAAAATAAAAATAAGGCGTAAGAGAGATATTACACCCCTCTCACGCCCTACCAGTTAAATGATAGTACTCTTTACTGAGGAGTGATCTGATCCAGATACTCATACCCCGTAAAGATAAACGGAGTTTCAACCTCACCCGGAGTTTGAGCCTCCCAATCAAACAGGGTAAGATCATCAAACTGTACGCCGCTAATGGAAACACGCTCAGCCCCATAAGCATCAGGATCAGCCAGCTTACTTACCACCGTAAATCTGAGATCCTGCTTGTTTCTCACCATATCGGCAATCCTGATAGCCATACGGGAATTGACCTTAAACAAAGTGAGGGAGCCTGTACCCTTGCACCCTACCACCTTGCTATCAGTGAAAAACATACCGCACTGTTTGATCTCCTCTTTGTTAAACTCTACCTTTGCCTGAGCCTTTTTGCACTCTCCGACATAATCGCCATCAAGCCAGACCTCACCAAAAGTACCGTTACAGATACGCTTAGTTTCTACAGCCATCTCTTATACCCTCCCTTACTCTTTGTTAATGAAGATGTCAACATCCTCAATAGCATCAAGGATACTGATCGTACCTTTGAGGAATACATGAGAGCCTGTATTAGCCTCCTTGATCTCCTGCTCACTCATCTCAGAGGTATCAATACCGATACTCTCAAGATAGAGTTTCTGCTTAGCTACATTGATCTCCATTGTAGAGCTATTAGCTCTCAGATAGCCCTTACCTCCATCAGTAGCCTCCAGCCCTCTCAGGTAGCCCCTAATAGCGGTAATCAGCAAGCACTTGTTATCGTAGCTGTTACTGTAGTTACCGATATAAGAGCTATTGATAGTGCTGTAAATATCGCCCTCAATGAGATCCTGAATAGCGGAGATCTTGATTTTCTTAAGATCCTCCGTATTCACCTCAGTAGTAGTAACCAGAGAGTTTACACCTCTGCCGATTACAATACGCTCTCCATCACTGTAGAGCACCAGCTTACCAGCATCAATAGCCGCATCCACTTCCTCATCATCCGCACTAGGGATCTGAGTAAGCTCAGAGAGCGGCTTAAAGGTGGCGGAAATACGCAGATCCACACCAGCCAGCAAGCCAGCGATACGGCTACAGTACTCCGCCTCTGTGTAAGCGGTTTCTCCCTCCATGATCTTATCTGTAGAGCTGTAGTTGACTACAGAGAAATTAACCACAGAGCGATCATCCCCCTCCGTATTAGGCAACACCGCCACAGGACGGCGGATAGATTTAGCTCTCAGCCCCTTGATCCATGTAGCAAAGAGCTTAGCCTCATCAGTAGAAATATCAGGAGCTCCTACCATGTAATGTACCCGCTGAGTAGCAAAGTACTTAAACGCCTCATTATAATCCTCTGCATCCTGAGGCAAGGTGTAAACAATCACCTTAGTAGGAGCCCCAATAAAGGCTCTCTGAATATAAGCCGTATTAGCCGCACTGAAAGCACTGTCACCCGTAGGGATCTCATCCACGCCCCTCAGGATCATAGCCCCATTGTTTTTATCATCCTTGAGGATGATACCTACAACCCCAAGAGTACCACTCTGGATAGCGGCTACAGCTTTTCGAGAAAACTCAATAACAATATCAGGCAATCCCATATTGCAAAAACCTCCTTATCCGTTTGCTATTTTTGTTTGTGTTACAATATCCACCTCTTTAATGAGATCATACTCATCTTGAGGCTTAGGTACATCCTCCGTAAAGTTTAGTACCAGACGGGCATATATAGCCCCCTCTGAGATCCTGAGCTCATCAGAGTAGCTCTCAATCTTTGCATATCTAGGCTTTTCCTTTACGCCCTCCAGCGGTATCACTGGTACAACCTTTTGAAGTAGGAAAAGGTACTTGAGCTTTTCCTTTACCTCATACAGCTCCTCAGCAATAACCTGATCCGCCTCATTCCGCTTACCGAAAAAGACAATCTGAAAAGTAGGATCATCCTGATACACATTACCATTTTTGAGCTCTGCACTCCCCGTAGTAAGGGATACATAAAAGCACCCTCTTTGAAACTCTCTAGGCACTTCCTCAATATGTACAGGTACACCAGTATAGGCGGAGGCAATAACCTTACAAACGCTGTTAAGCAATCTCATAACCTACCTCCCTCCACCTCTCTAGCACACTCCTCCATAAAGCTATTTACCAGCCGTGTAAGGCTAGGCTTAGCCGCCGTGAGCCCCTTATCCATGTAATGAGCTCCCTCTACATACTTCTCTTTGAGCATGATCCCTTTTTGATCCCTACTCTTGAGGTACTTAGCCCTACCGCCCACACTGAGCTTATCAGCGGGTAAAAATCGCCTATGCTGTACATGACCCTCATCTACAAAGAGTGCATATTTTACATTAGTGCCTACCTCTACATAGTCTTGAGGGATACCCTCTGTAAACAGAAAGATATTATCCACAAGCCTAGAGGTATCTACAGGCACAAAGGGTAACACATTACTCAGGTATATATTACCCATACGCTTAAGCAGGATAGCCTTTTTAGCCTCCCACTTGTCAACAAACTTTGCAAAATTCTCTACAAAATCTGCCCACCCATCAATAGAAAACCCCATATCACTCATAGCCTACACCTCCTGCAACCCTATCAAGGGTACTTTAAGAGCTGTACGCTTTTTGTACGGCTTATCCGCCTTAGCCTTGTACTCTGAGCTCTCTATGATCTCATCATACTCATCCAGCTCATAGATATAAAGAATATCTCCAAGCCGAATATCTGCATCAGGCTCTACATACAAATTAAGATCCGTAGTGTTTTCTTTTTGGGGCTGGAGCTGAGCTGTAGTAGTAGTGCTCTCTGAGGTATGGCAAGGGTAAGAGCCTACCTCCTCCAGCTTTTTATTAGGGCGGTTATACTCTCCTAGTTTTGAGGAGTACCGTTTAACGATAACCCTCTTATCTAGCATAAACTCCAGCACTCACCTCACCCCCTTACTCTTTCGGCAAATACTCTCTAGGAAAGAGCCGCCTGTAAGGGTAGAGCCTCTGCTTTACATTATCAGGTAGAGGATCATCAAAAGATACATTCTCATCACTGAGAGAGTAGGAGGTTTCTCCCTCCGCCCCACGCTTACGGTATTTGATTACCGCTAGATCTTCCTGTACACTCCTAAGAGCTCTAGGGAACACATCCGCCCCGCTCTCATCATAAAAGGTATCCCTGCAAAACTCAGATATATCATCCCTAGCTTTATCAAGGCACACCTCTAAGATAGCCAGCTTTTTAGCGTTATTCTCTGAGAGCCCTAGGAGTATTCTGCATCTCTCAAGGCTATTCAAGTGAGGCACCTCCTTTACTCACAAAAGAGGCTCAATCCTCCACCAAAGTAACACCGCTAAGAGTAGCCAGCACCTTAGCAACCTCAAGGCTAGAGGTTTCTGCCTTTCCGTTGATAAACTGCACACCTACAGAGGAGCAAGTGAGGTACTTGTTTTCAGAAACAAACTTATACACCTTGCCCTTAGGCGTTTCAGCCTTAGGAGTTTCCTCCTTAGGGGTAGCCCCCTGATTTTCAGTATCAGGAGTAGTCTTAGGGGTTTCTGTGATCTCAGGATCTTTACCCTGTGTAGTATTCTTTGCCATGATATTTACCTCTCTTTCTCAGACTTACGCACCAGCGGTATCAGTAGCCAGCTTGCTCAGGTTGATGATCTTAGCACCAGCATAGCTATTGAGGAGCTTGATAGTGCTCTCATTGATGATATGCCCTTTCTGGTAATCACCAGCCTTAGGCAAATCCTCATAGAAAGTACCACGGAGCTCAGCAATCTCCACCTGTTCCAGATCCACCGCAAACAGGGTATTAGCCGCCGTATGACGATCCAGCACCATATTGAGGATACCAAAATCACTCTCAAAGCGGTTATAAGTAACACCGAACATCTTACCTACACCCTCATCACCCTTGATAAAGCGGATATTATCCCCAGCCTTAGCAAGGCGGTTAATCAAACGCTTTACAGAGGCGTTTACAAAGGTGAAATACTCACCCTGAGCACCGTGATCCCACATTTTCTGGAGAGCATCCAGCAAGAGATCCTCAGTAAGCCCCGCCGTACCGTCAATGACATTAGCGGAATTAACCAGATTGATAAGACCGTTCATCTGTCTAGGAGTGCTATCAGCCTCCTCAGCCTTAGTACCGTTGAGGAAATACCACTCCAGATCCCTCTTAGTTTCCAGCAAGCGATCCGCAATCTCAGCATCAAAGCTGTTACCGATCCCCTTAGGATTAAGAGCCTGAGCTGTACCGCTCACCTGAGTAACTTTCTCAATGATCTGACAAATATTGCTCAGAGAGCCACGGCTAGACTTGATAGGAGTACCAGCCTCCGCACCCTCAAGGATGAGAGTACCACGATCCTCATTGAGCTTACGCTCACGCCATGTAACGGTAATATCCTTAGCAGGAACAACCGCACCTCTACCCATCAGCAAGGTAGTGAGGGGAGTATCCGTAGGGGATACCAGAGCGATCTCATCTCTGAGATCCATAACCTCATTATCCAAAAAATCTTTACGCTTAACCATAGTATCAGGCATTTTTACAACCTCCTATAAAATATTGTTTTTTTGAGGATTACTCCTCAGATCTGTGTTGGTATGCCTCTCTCTTAGCAGAGATCATACCCTTAATATCTCCGCTTTTCTTAGCCGTAGAATAGGCGGAGCCTGTTTCATCTTTCTTAGCACCAGTAGCAGGAGTGGAGCCCTTAAGAAACTCAGCCTTAGCCTTTTCCACCTCTTTAGCTACAGCGGCATCAAAGAGAGCTTTCATACCCTTTACTCTAGCGGTAAGGGCTTTCTTACGCTCCTCCTCATCAGTGATAGAGGCAAGATCCTCCACGGCGATCAGGTTTCTAAACCCGCTATCAAGCCCCAGCTCAGCAACCGCATCCACTACATCCAGCTTAAGCCCTTTAATAGTGAGATCCAGATCTTTCTTAGCCTGAGCCGCCAGCCGCTCCTTTTCCTCAGCCTGAGCCCTTTCCTCAGCACTCATCTTTTCCTTTGCGGCTTTATCAGCCCACTCTTTCTCTTTCTTCTTGATAGCATCGGTTACACGCTTATCCGCCATCTTTTCATACTCTTTCTGGAGCTCAGCCCTGATCTCCTCCTCAGTCTTTGCCTTAGGAGTGGTATCAGTACCAATACCGCCGCCAGCAGGGGTATTATCCTGTACCTCTTTCTCTTTGCCTGTAGTTACCTCAGTGTTCTTAGTTTCCTCAGCCATTTTCTTAGACCTCCTTAAAAAATTAAGTTTTATTGTATGATCCCCCGTAGGTTATCATCTCAATAACCCTTTCATCTGATAGGTTACATATCGGAAAAAATATGTATAGCCCACTGAGAAAACATGAAAAACCCCTGTAAACTACTTACAGCCACAAAAAAAAAGGGGGAGGGCTCTTACACCCTCCTCCTACATTATATGTACTGTTTCAGAGCATTTTTAGCCTGTTCTAAGAGCTTTCTTGCCTCCCAATACCGATCATGAGCCAGACTAGCCCCACCATAGAGCCCATGTACAGCGGCATACTGTCTTATACACTCCTCATTATTACTATCCTTTGTAATAGATAGCTCAAAACCCCTATCAGAGCTCTCCTTATACGCCGCCTTTACCATCTCATCAGTAATAAAGTGGTATTTTTTCTCTACCTCCGCCTTACGCCGCTCATAAAACTGAGTAACCACATTACCCATCCGCTCATAAAATCTCATATCCTCACCAGCGGTATCTAAGATGAGCTTGAGCCTGTCCTTATCCGCCTTAATTCTCTCTTGCTTTCCCTCAGTATTGAGGAATATCCAGCCATAATTACACTCTGTTACATTCCCTAAGCTAAAGACCTCCATAAAAGCACCTCCAGAGTAACCTAATCCGCTCCCCAGAGGATTTTTAGACAAAAAAAAGCGGCTACCAGCCTGTTAAGCCAGTAGCCGCCTTATCATTTACAGATCCCACTTACCCTCTTTAGGTAATTTCTCTAACACAGCATAGAAATTAGGGATCTCTCCGATCTTTTTACCCTTTTTGAGCTGAGTGAGTACCTCTATCTTTTCATCTAAGAGCTCCTCACTACTAAGATCAAAGTACTTAAGCTCAGGGATACCATACACCTCCGCATAGAGATCCTCTACCTTAAGCATTTTCTCAATTTTCTCTTTTTCATTCACTGTTTATACACCTCCTACTAGCCCCAGCATCTCCACGATTACTACAGAGAGAGCCTCTGCAAGCTCAGGCTTATCCTCAGCCAGCATAGCCACCAGATCAGGGCGGAGCACACTCAGAGCCCCATAGTTAGCCAGAGTTTCAGCCATCCGATCCTCTGAACTCCTGTAGTAGCTTGATCCATGACCGTACTTTACAACACCCTTATCTCTGAAAGTGCCTCCAGAGAGGGCATCATAAATATCCTCAAGGTTTCCGATACCGCCGCCCATGATATTCCTACAGAGATAATCTCTCTCCGCCTCAATAGCACTCTCCAGCTTAGATACCGCTTTCTTATACCCCTTATAATCAGAGCCAGCACCAAAAGCCCCATTAGGCAAATACTTAGCCCTGAGATCCTCAATACCATCCTGTAGCTTTTTCCTCATCTGAGTACAGATACTATCAAGCTCTTTATCATGCTCCTTAAAAAGCTCCCGCACTTTATCCCCAATAGTATCATCTGTAGAGCTAAAGGCTTTTACAAGGCTCTCACTGGTAGAGCTAACCCATTTACCCCGCTTGCCTCCAGCTCTATTACTCTCACCCAAAAGCATATCAAGCAAGTGCATTTCCTCATGTAGAGTAGTTTGTACTTGCCCTGCAAGATCATCCCCAGAGAGCTTAGGGATAGTGAGGGTTACATCTGAGTATTTCCCATCACTGATCCTATACCGATAGCTCACAGCATGCCTTTTACCATGAGAGATCTTAAAGGGGATACCCTCACTATCAAAATTATACGCTTTATCAAGGCTCTTGTAAAGGGCTAGTACCTCCTCATCAGCACCCTCCACGCCGTTAATATAGCTCATGAGGGCTTGAGTATTCTTAGCCTCAGCCTTAGTAGAGTAAAAAGGCTCTGGATAATCAGTAAGTACCATAGGATCTACTCTTGTTAAGCTATCCTTATCCTTTTTATCCGCTGGAGTTAGATCCGCCTTAGCAGGAGGCTTAAGAGCATCAGGATCACCCTTATACACCAGCTTACCGCCGTTTTTCCAATCTCTAACCCATCCCTCTTTTAGAGTACCATCAGGATTTAACTTATCAGCGTTTTCCTGTACCCACTTATCATAGCTTTCAGAGCCTCTAATAGAGCCTGTAAGCTCATTGAGCTCATTAGGCTTAAAGGTATCCTCCACTACAGGAATATAGATACATCTACAATTAGGATGTCTAGGGAGAGTAGGCTCATCACCCCTCTTATAATGCTTTCCGTTATCAGCCCTACAGAGATCACAGGTACGGCTATCCCCTCCATTTGCACAGCGGTACTCCAGCTCCTCTACCCCTGTATCCTGATATACCGCATCATGAGCCACATAAGTAACCCGCTTAGTTTCTGATCTAGCTATCCTCTCAGCATTATATCTAGCGGTATCTATGCCTCTATTGATCCTATCCGTTATCTCAGGGATACTCTCACCTAAGATCATGCTCTGAGTAAGCCCTACTCTAAGGTTTTTCCCCAGCCTCTCCTTATCATTCCAGAGCCGATCACTGAACATAGCCCCGCTCCACGGATAATCAAGGGTTTTCCTTACCAGAGCTGGATTAAGCCTATTGAGGTTACACTTAACCTCTGTAAACTGCCCCAGAGTGTACATCTGCCTCAGATATTGATCTGTGTAGATATGCCCTAAGCCCTCATAAAATACAGAGCTCTCTTTTACCCCCAGCTTAGAGAGCTCCTGAGTAATTTGCTCAAAAAGTCCTCTACTCCGTGTAAGAGCACTCTGATTAGCGTAGCTCCATGTACCCCCAGCCTTTTGTACCTTTGCCATTGTTTCCTGCACATCGGCTAAAATGCTCTTTTGGCAATCTTTGTAGATAGAGGCTAAAACCCTCTCCATCTTTGCCTCATCATCAAAAGCCTTAAGCCCATTCCTGAGTACAGCTTGCTCTTTCTCTGCAATCAGCTTAGCCCTCCTCAGGCTATCCTCATGCAAGATCCTTTTTTGCTCCGCTGTAAGATGACTATAGGGGATACCATACATCTTAGCTACCTCAGGATTTATATAACCTTTGTAAGCCATTGTATAACCCCCTTATCAGCTATTTTGAGCCCCATTCTCAGTAGTAGGGTTAGTATCTACCCCAGCCTCAGCACCGCCGCTCTGCAAGCCCTGAGAGCCTCCTACAGCCCATCCAGCATTGAGATTAGGAAAAGGGTTACTCATATCCGCTTGAACATTCCCCATACTGTACGGATCAGAGCTAGCCTTAGCCGCCTGAGCCTCTGCCTCCAGTTTCTCCAGAACCTCTTTAGGATTATCAATAAAGGGGAGGAGAGCTAACAGGGTTTCTTTATCTACCTTACCCTCCAGCTTACAAACGGTATCCACCAGCTCAGTAATGTTATTAGGCACATTCCTAGTAAACTCTACCTTGAGGTTAAGTACATCAGGCTCTTTACCAGTAAGCACCCTCAGAGGAGCATACAGCACCTTAAAGAGCTCCTTAATAGCTTTCTCCATCTTACGCTCTTTGATGATACATTTAGTTTCCAGCCCAAAGAGCTTAAAGCGGATAGCAATACCAGAGAGATTACCAGCAAAGCTCTCATCAGAGAGATCAGGCACTTGAGAGAATTTATAGATATTCCGCTCCAGCCTATCAAGATGATTTTCTATAGCGTCTGTCTGGATCTGCTTAGTAAGAAACTTTGCATCACCATTCTCCATAATCTCAAGGATACCCTCTACCTTGAGCTTTTCCAGAGCATCCTTACCCGCCACCATGTTTTTAAGCATGAGGTAAGCATTACGGAAAGCCTCAAACTCATTACTCATATCAGAGAACACCTTATCATAGTCATTTACCAGAGTTTCAATCCTCTCCAGATCGCTCATCTGCTCCTCATTGTTATAGAGAGTAATGATAGGAATACGCCCATAGATATGAGGTACTCTTTTCTGGAAAGTATAGCTAGCAACACTCCTAGCCCCTCTTGCCCCCGTGCTCTCCTCAGTGCTAGTAAAAATATCACAGCCTGTAGCATCGTACACCTCAGCATAATGAGTAACTTTCTTAGTATCCTCTGTATCAATATCATACAGGCGGATTTTCCACTTAGCCTCATGAGTAGAGCTGTTTTTGTAGACTACAATACAATCCTCAGGGCTTACTCTCATGAATTTAGTTTTACTCTCCTCATTCTGGTACACCAGCACATGAGAGAGCCCCTTAATCATAGCCTCCTTACCCCACTCAATAAAGAGATCATCCTTATCATTCTCAGTACAGATACTATCAAGCTCATCCTGTACCGCCGTATCCACAATATCCTCCAGATCTACACCCACATCTACAGGATCGACCTCTACAGGCTTTTTCTCCCCCTGAGGCTCTGTGTAATTGAGGATAATGGGATTACCCAAAAAATAGCCCACTGTATTATCAATGATCTGACTGAAAAAGTCATTTGCAATACGGTTATTAGGCTTATTTTCATCCTTTTTAGGGCGGCTCAAGATCTTATGCTTATTCTCATAGAGCCTCTGGTACTTTCTGTACTTAGGGGCTATCCTTTTACTGTGAGTGCTGATAAGCTCCCCCAGAAAAGTAGGATCAATCCGCTGAGTAGTAGCCTCAGCATTAAACTCCTTATCAATCGGTTTCATTCTATGTTTACCTCCATTTCAAAAATAAAAGAGCCCTCCTCAGGCTCCAGCCGTTATATTGTAAAATCCTTTCTACTCAAAACTCTGATTTCATTACCAGCATCCGCCACCGTCATAGCGTGATCCAGAGCATCAAAGAGATCATCATGATCCACCTCAGGAAAGAGTAACAGGCACTCCTCCAGATCATCCATACCCTCTCTGAAAAATACCTTATGATTTTCAAAGTTAGCGGATCTCCGCATAGCCCTAGTAACCTTATCCTTAGTAGTATTGATATTGATAACAGGGAGGAGGCTAAGCCGCCTCAGCTCTTGAGCAAGGGCTTTCTGATACTGATTAGTTTCTATACCCACTCTCTCTACCATAGGGAATTTATCACGCCCATAGGAGATAGTAGTGGTAAGCTGAGCATTAAAGGTAAGCCGCTCTTTCACATAATCCAGTACATATACATTCCTATCCTCATCTACCCCTATTGCCATCAATACAAAGTAGTCATTTTTGCTATTTTCCTCCTCAGATATTGCTAAGTCTGCACCCATGTACAGCCTAACCTTTATCCAGTGATCCAGCCCCTCAGCATCTTTGATCCTGATTTTAGCTGTCTGAAAATCATAATCAATTTTATACTCCTCATAGTAGCGGAAATACTGAGCCTTAAAGATCCGCCCCTTTGCAAGCTCAGTATCATTTTGGTACTGCATATTGAAAATGATCTTACCACTCTCAGCCCTAATCTCTCTAAGCCGCTCTATGCTAAACTTTGAGCCCCAGAGAGATACCTCCTTACCGCCTACTATCTGGATAGCCCTCTGAGTGTTCACCTCATAATTACCGCTTTTGATAAGATCCTCATACAGATCCATAGGGTTATATCTAGTGCCTAATATGTGAATATCACCATCAGGCTCCAGAGTAGGGAGGAGAGAGCTGTAAAACCACTCTTTGAGGTTAGCCCTCTGCCGCTCTGTACGGGCATTTTCCAGCCCCACCAGATCATCACCCACTATTACATCAAAGTGCTTAGAGATAACCGCTCCAGAGGCTCCCAGAGCTGTAACAGTAGCCTCTTTCTTGATAATGGTACGCCTATTAACCGTAAACTCTCTATCATTCCACACATTACCCTTACCAGCTCTCCAATCCCCAAAGATACGGATCAGATCCTCATTTTGCTCAAAGTGAGTACGGATCTCCTTAAGGAAAGCCTCCGCCTGAGTTTGTGTTTTTGAGCCGATCATAATACGGATATTAGGCTCTCTGAGTATTCTGGTAATGCAATAATCCACATCACCCACCGTACTCTTACCAAAGCCTCTAGGGGCTAGATCAAGGCTACTCTTTGCCTGTGAGATATTCGCTATAATGCTCTTATGCAAGCCCTCTATACTCCGCTTAGTAATATATCTGCATACCAGATAGTAAGCTACCTCAAAATCAGAGTTAAGGATTAGGTATTTAATTATGGCATCTGGATTATCCGCCTGAGTAATGGCATCCTCTACAAGCTCTACCTTTGAATAATCCACATCACTTAACCCCCTCTCTTTCAAAGTAAAAGAGAGGCTTTTTACCGCCTCTCTACACAGTTACTATATGATACAGCAAGATCCCAGATAGGATCAGGCAACAAAGCACCCCACAGCCCAGAGTACCCTTTTTCTCTTTATCGCTCTCCTTTTCGCACACCTTAGAGAGCCCCAGCATAGTACCAGAGCTGAGGAGTAGCCCTACTACCAGCACTACTCTCATCAGTATCACCCTCAGCACACCTTACACCTCCTCCAGAGCCTCAGCCTCTTTGAACGCCTCATAGATCTTAGGCATCTGTATAGCCATCCAATCTACCATCTCCTCATTTTTAGCCCATCCATTACCGCTCAGGGAGTTTACGCTCAGCCCACTCTCATATAAGAAAGCGTGTATAATCTCATGCCTGATAACCTTTTTCTGATAGGCTACCAGATCCCTCAAGCTCTCCTTATCCTGAGTAAAGTTAAAAATGAGGAGCTCCTTAGTACTGGTATCACACCATCCATCAGCCTCTTTATCATAGCGGTAATCCTCATCCTCCACAATGAGGATCTTGTACTCTGTTCCCAGAATATGTACCACTTTACCGCTCTCTCTCTTACACTGAATAGAGCCAGTATCCCTAAGCTCATGGATAGCTACAGTAAGCTCCACTTTGTTACTACAGAGCTTGAGCTTTACCATATCCATATCATCAATAGCCAGCACCTCACCTATAAGGCGGCTATCCTTTTTCAGAGCAACAATATCACCTATTTTCACTAGATCCACTCCTATCTATTCCTAAAATAGAGGAGAGCCCCTGTTTTTCTGGAGCTCTCCTCATCATTTCCCGCTTTTATGCCTCCATAGGCTCCAGATCATCAAAAACCACAGGGATCAGGCTTTTGATTTCCTTGAGGAGAGGTACAGCCACCTCTAACATCTGAGGATGAGGCTTTCCAGTAGCCCCGCAAGCTCTGAGCTTAAAGAAATGCCTCCACTCTCTGAGGTTAGCGGTTACTACAATCTCTGTTTTAAGGCTATTCGGCAATACTGCCCTTGCCTCCTGAGGAGTAGCCCCATCTGCAAGCATCCTCAGATAGCTCTTTTCAGCCTCCTCACAGGAATGTACCCACGCCCCATAACGCTCACTCCAGTTATCCACCGAAACGCTCACGCCATCTACCAGCAGATAGCAGGGCTCAATAACTGTAATCTCTCCGCCCTTTGAGCCATAATTACAGTATCTTGTACTCTCCTGAGCAAAAGAGGCGATCCTATGCCTTACCAGCTCATGAGATACCCCACGATCACAGATAAACTTTACCGAAAAACTGAAATGCTCCAGCATAGCCTCATGACCGCTCTTTACCAGAGCCTTTACCATCTTCTCAGCACTACCCTCAGTGATTTTATCCTCACTCTTGTAGCACACCCTAGCCACTCTCTCAATTTTCTTGAGGATCTCAGATCCATTGAGCTCATCAAGGATCTCATAGCCAGCCTTAATAATCTGCATTACTCATCTACCTCCACGATTTTCTTAATAGCCATCTGGATAATACCCTCCAGCGGCATCCCCTTAGGTACTTCCAGCTCAATCACGCCGCAACGCACACCCTCAGGCTCTTTCTCCTCAGACTTAGTAGTGCATCTGCAATTAGGATGATAGGGAGCTTTACCAGCTCTCTCTCTGCCTATTTCAGCCTTGAGAGCCTCAATCTCAAAAGCCAGATACTCTCTAGCCTTTTCCAGATCCTCTACCGTGTTACCCTTTCTCCCAGCCCTAGCAATATACTTAAGAGCCGATCCCAGATTGAAATTGAGCCCCCAATCACGGATAACATCCTTAGGCTCAAACTTTCGCCCCTCCGTATAGTGCAAAGGGCTTTTTACTGAATTGTGTTCCATAGTGAATACCTCCTATAAAGTTGATACTTAACCTAATCACTTACCGCCGTTTTTTTTTGATATGTAGCCGCCATTTGTGCAAATTGCCTTTTTCTCCTGTATTGAGCTATAGGGATCAACGCTATCCCTATATACAATCTGCACAAAAAGTCTACTTATCACTGAGGAGCTTAGCTATCTTATCAAGCCTATCCTTATCAGCCTGAGAGAGCTCTGTAGCCCCTACCAGCTCAGCTCTATCCACGCTTTCACCCATCAGCAGGAGATCCAGCTTAACTACTCTCTCAAAATCCTGTACATTCCTGATACCCAGCTTGCCCTCAGCTATCAGCTTAGTAGCCTTAGCCATCAGGTTATTTATCATGATCCTGTACCGTGTTTTAACATCTGTAGTCTGAGCCAGAGCCACTTTACTAGCCTCTCCAGCCTTAGCATCCTCAATCTCACGCTGATAGCACCGATCTACCCAATTATAGGCTCTACTCCAGCCAGCTACAGTACGCTCAGTACGGTTTACACGCTCTGCAACCGCCTTAAGGCTCCGCTTTTTCCCCATACCGTAATATATCTCAAAAGCCTCACGCTGGAGAGTGTTCTCCTTATTCAAACTAGCCACGCCGCCGCCCTCCTTTCTCTGTTTTCTTTTCTTTGAGAAACTTGCTAACATTCCAGATACCACTACTCAAATTAAGGAAATAGAAAAAGCTCTCTTATGTTCATTCTCTCTCAAGGTTTTACTCTTGCTATTTCAGTTATAGGGAGTTTCATAAGAGATTTTACTTTCTTTCTTTACTTTCTCTCTATAGAGTTAGGTTATTATAAGAATTTACTTTAGTTTGTTATATTAAATCCTCTCTCCGCCGCCGCCCCGTTTTTCCTTTTGATTTCAGTAGGGTTTTTCATGGAAATGAAAGAGGAGAGGCTTTTACACCTCTCCCAATCTCAGCACTCCATAAAAGGACAACCTAAAGCCTTATAAAAGTCCTTTTCTAACTGCTTTTTCATATCCTCAAGATCAATAGTGATAGTAGTGTTTTCTCCTACCTTTATATCTCTGTAATCATGCTTTACTAAGAGATCCTCTGCAAGAGGCATACTCACACTCTCCGCCGCCCTCTCCATCATAGGAGGAGGTATCTCTTTCACAGCACACATTACCATCCGCTTTTTATCACAATCATCAAAGTAAGAGCACTGTAAACACTCATCACTTGTTTTACTAAATACCTTTACCACTTTACAGCCCTCTTACTGCATCTTTCCTATATACCCCGCTAAGCCTTTGATGATATTATCTTTCTCCTCCAGCTCACGCCTTAAAGAGCTCATCTCCTGATAACTCTCCTCTTTACGCCGCTCAACCTCACACCTGTACTTTTTCACAATCCGATCTCTATCATGCTGATCCAGATCAAGGCTCTCTAATTCCTCAAGCAGAGTTTTCTCTCTTACCCCACGATCACACATTTTACATCTCTCCCTTAATTCCTATACTAAAACAATATCCATAGTGAGCCTCTCTACAGCTACCTTAGGCTGAATAACTACATCATATTTTCCGCCCCCAGCCTCTTTTACTGTTACCTCATCAAGAGATAAACCATGAGCCTCAGCTACATATTGTCTTAACTCTTTCTTAAACCGTTTCTCCTGCTTTTTCCTGAGCCGCCTTATAAGCCTCTTTTTAGTAGCCATACAATAAAGCCCTCCTCAGGTGTAAGCTCTACATACTCATTATAGCGGTTACTGAGGAGTACCAGCTCATCCTCTGTAATTCTCACACTGTTACTACCAAACCTCAGCATAGGTAAGGTAGTTTTCTCCTCTTTAGGGGCTTTCTCTTTCTCCGCCTCAGGCTCCTCCTCTACAAAGAGATCCTTGAGATCCATCTCAGTAAAGCCCATCACCTCAAGAGGAAAATCAAGCTCTTTCAGCTCAAAGAGCTCCTCCTTAAGAGCTACCTCATCCCATGTACTCAGCTCACCCAGCTTATTATCTGCAATCCTGTAGGCTTTCACTTGCTCAGGGCTCATCCAGTCTACCACGATATAAGGCACTTTCTCCAGCCCCTTGAGGATCGCCGCCTCTCTCCGTGTATGCCCTGCTATGATTACCAGATCAGGATCTACAAGGATAGGGGAGGTAAACCCAAACTCCTCTATACTAGCAAGTACCTTTTTCACCGCATAATCATTTACTCTAGGGTTATTCTCATAGGGCTTAAGCTCCAGAGGATCTCCCCACTTGATCTCATGCTTATACTCCATCTCTCATACCTCCATGAAATTTATAGTGTAAAAAGAGTGCAATTCCTTTCATCAGATAGGTTACAAACCTGTAGAAAATATGTATCTACCCCTCATAATTCAAAATTACCATCCTCATCATACGCCCCAGCTACCTCTTTTAGCTTTCTCTTTTGAGCCCCATTGAGATTACTAATAGGGATCTCTATCTGAGATCGCCTATGCTCTTGCTCAGGAGTATCATAAGGATGAGATACTTTCTTTCTCTTATTTTTCCTGCTATCTGTGTAATAGGGATCATGCTCCCTAAGCCACTTATCTGCCTCATCCTCCTGCCTGTACTTTATCCCCATCGGCTTTACCCTCCAATACTTTGATAATTCTCTTGATCCCTGTACGGATATTCTTACTGATAACCGATTGATCCACACCCATCACATAAGCAATATCCTCCTGAGAATACCCCAGCACCAGAGTATAGGCTATACTCATAAACTGATAATAAGAGAGATACCCCTCTTTATACCCCTCATCAAATACGCTCCTATTATGACGATTAAACCGATCAGGATCTATCCCTGTAGCTCTTTTCAAATCCACCAGAACACAGGTAGCTACTGTATCTCCCTTAAGGCTCATGTTTTCTAACCCTGTCCAGTTTCGGAGGAGGCTTTTGATATTCTTAGGCTCTGAGTAACTCATCCTAAGTAATTCATCATTAACTATATCCCTTACTCTCACCTTTCCTACCTCTCTCCCATTTTCTGATATACCTTAAGTGAATACACCACACCTTACCAGCGTAGTAGCCTCCAATTTCCTCTATAAAAGCCCTGTTACGCTCAATTCTGAGGATTTTACCATAGCTATACTCATGATCCAGAGGCTCCATCCACTTAACAAAATCACCAGCCTCAAACATTGAAAAATCCTCCATATAGGAAAGTAAAGGATCACTATCCAACACAATGATCCTTTACTTTCCTGCATATATCCTTTAATTTCCTAACTCCTGCCTGATTTCCTCAGCCCTCTTGAGTACCTCTCTACTGTACCCTGTACTGTAGATACCCTCTTTCCAGAGGCTCCTAGCTCCGCTCTCTCCCATGTTATAAGCCATAAGCACACAGTTAGCACCGCTATTATCCAGATACTTGTTATTTAGATACTGGAGAAAATTCAGCCCTACTCTGATATTGCCATAAGGATTAAGTAGATCCTCTACACCCTCCTCAAGCATCCTATCTTTGTGCCACTTTTTACCGATCTGCATATAGCCAACGCTATTACCGCCATCTCCTGTAGCATCCCACTTATAGCCGCTCTCCCTCTCTATGAGGGCTACTACCATATAATAATCAATATCCCTTTGCTCACATAAGCACCAGAGATAAACCTGTACCACCTCTGGAAAGCATCCGCCCTCTCTAGCGTACTCATAAGGGATCTCATAGAGCTTAAACCCGTTATCATATACCGATCCATCCCAATCGGCACTCATGGTATTAAACGGGTAAACATAGTTATCAGGATCTCCATAGTATGTAGGGGTTTCCTCAGGCTCAGGAGAATAGCTCATACTACTAGCACTCAGCTCCTCAGAGCTAGCAAGCTCAATAGAGCTCTCTGTAGCCGCTGGAGGTAGAGTAGGCTCATCTACCTTACCGCAACCTCTAAAAATACCCACAAGAGCCACAATCAGTACCAGCATCAGTACTATAGCCCCTAATCTCTGAGCCATAGCAATTATCCGCCGCCTTTGTCTAGCTCTCTCTCTACTAACTCTGCTACTCATTTCCTAACTCCTCCTTAGCCCTGTAGAGCCCATCTACAGCACGGCTCATATTTTTCACCTGTTCAGAAAGTCTTTTAATAGTCCGATCCAGATCCTCAGGATCATGAGAATACCAATACCCATTATTAGAGCTACAGATAGGCTCTCCATTTTGCCTCAGTACGCTTACCAGATTTCTTACCTGTTTACTATGCAAATTGAAAAGCTCACACAGACTCCTACCCTTGATAGCCTTGCTCTCTTTGTTGTGATACTCTTTCAAGTAATCAACAATATCAGCCTCAGTACTCATTACCGCCGCCTCCTTAATTCAGATACATAACCTAATCACATTTAGGAGGCATTGTTAGAGAGAAAAAAGGAGAGGTTTTACCCTCTCCCCTCAATACGCTCTTTAGTACGGTTTACCTTAAACTGCTTATAGGCAAGCAGATCCTCCTCTGGTATCTTGAGCAAGTGCTTTATTTGCTCCAGCATGATCTCTACATCTGCAATCTCCTCAATGAGATTATCTAAAGCCACTTGCTCCTTAAGTGGAGTTTCCTGCCCCGTACCTCTAGCTCTCCTGTACTTGCTTACCGCCTGTATCAGCTCTGCACATTCCTCTACAAGCTGATTACTCTGAGCCTCATACCCATAATGCTCAGCGTTTTTGATATTGAGATCTGAAATATTCATTTTTCCTCATACTCCTCACAATTATCAGTATAGGCAGTAGCACACCCATAAGCCTCACTATCAGGATTACCACACACAAACTCTCCATCTTAATAGCTGTTATAAGCACAATTCCCGCAACACTCACGCATTTTTTACAGCCTCCTCAGCCTTTTTCTTAAGCTCTTTGTACTGATCCTCATAAGCCCACGCCACTAAAACAGGCTTAGCCCAATCCTTATCTCTCCCTACAGCGATCTCAGTAAAAATCCCTGTAATATTCAGATCCCCTAAATACCCCTGCTTATTAGCGTTATAGTTATGGATCAATACCTTACCTGTCCTAGAGCTAATCACCTTGATAGTATCATGATAATCTAACTCCCTAAGAGCCCTCAGAGTAATGGTAAACCCGCTGTTTTCAAACTCATTCACCGTAAACCCTCCTAATCAATTTCCTATAATTGCTCCTAATCTCATCAGCCCTTACACCATCAAAACCAGCTACCAGAGGATCATCCAGCCCACCTAAAGCATCTATGAGAGCTCTGAGAGCCTCTCTAGCCTTATAGAGATCCTCCATCAGAGTATCCTCTACTATGTAATACTCTTTAGGCTCTCCAAAAGAGATAGCTACCGTGTAATCCTCTTTTCTGGTACTGAAAGCCTGAGCCTTAGCCTTTTCCAGCCACTCCTTTTTTACAGAGATACTCTTACTAGGCTCCATCTTTGTCTTAGCCTCAATAAAGAGCTTTCCTGCAATCACATCCCCCTTAAGGAATGGGGTAGAGCCTGAGCCTACCACTTGCCGCCCTCCCATAGCCTTAGCTATTCGCTTTTCTTGCTCTGAGCTCTTAGCTCTGGTACTATTCCTCACCGCTTTTTACCTCCCTTATAGGTTTCCGATCTCTCCAGCTTTACACCGCCCTCCTCCCAGAGGGTACCCTTTAACTCATCCAGAGTAACATAGCCCTGATTATAAGCATCCCAGAGATCAAGGCACTTATCTACAAACTCAGGTAGCCTCTTTTTAGCCGTTTTCACCCAATACTTATCATGTAACACTATGATAGGGATAGCCAGCATAAGGATAAAAGCTGTACCTACAGCCTCATCTACCGCTTTCTTTTTCATCTCATCTATCTGAGCCTGAGTAAGAGTATAGGTTTTCTGAGCCTTACCCTTTTCCCGCTCCAGCCGCCGCCTTTCCGCTCTACCCACGATACACCGCCCTCACTCTCCAAAACTTAAGAAACTCCTCAAGGTTACGGTACTGGAACTCCAGCCTCATAACCCTCACAATAAGCCGCCCCTTTTCACAGTAAGTAGAAATAGGGTACACCTTACCGCTCCTGAGCTCACACCCCAAAATCTTATCAGAGATACCCTTATACTCAGCCTTAATCATTTGCATCTTTCTCCTTAATTCGTTGTATGACATTTAGAGCATACTGTAGCTTATTCTCTACCTCATCCAGATCATCAGACTTGATAGAGCCGCTAAGAGCTTTATCCAGCTCATCTACCCAGCTCCAATCCTCAGGCTCATCTTTCCTAAAGTGCCGCCTCCAGCTAAAGTAGAGCCTATGCTTTTCTAGCACTTTCTGTACTCTATACCAGCACTCCAGCTCATACTCTTTACCAGATAACCTATCCAGCCTACAGAGAGCATCCTGTAACTCATGAGCCAGCTTAGAGCCTAACTGATCTCCTATAGCTTTCTTATAGGATTTATCCTCAAGATAATCCTTTGCAAAAATAGCCTTATCCTCATAAAAAGGGATACGATCCTCCTCAAGGCGGCTATAAATAATGTACTTGTAAACCCCTACAGGATCATCTATTGCTCTGTACAGAGCCTTTTTAACTGTATGGAGTACTGTTTTAGCATCAGGATCATAGTAGATCAGCCCAACCCCCTCAGGGAGCTCATCTTTTCGGATCAAGCCCTTAGGCACTACAAAGAAAAACTCATTACAATACTGTAGATATAAGTGCCACTTAGCATCTCCCAAAAAATCACTCCTGCTTACCTTGATCTCATAGCCCACAATACAGGGCTTAGTATAGCTCTTTGTGATAGCCAGCCCATCAAAGATAAGCAAGCCCTGAGGATCTGGAAAATAGGTACTACAGGTTTTACACTCAGTAAGAAAATAAGTATTTCTGTTATTGTGCATATCCTTGAGGGCTAACTTAATATCTGTAGAAGTTACCCGCTTTTCTCTCACACCAGCACCGCTCCTCTCTTTCAGTGATACCTAACCTAATCACTTTACAGGGGCTTTTTTAGACAAAAAAAAAGAGCGGAGGGGCTTTTACACCTCTCCGCTACTATGTAGATCTACCGTTACACAGTCCAGCTCTTACCACAGTTATTACATACCGCTACTTTCTTTGAGTGATTTACTGTCTTGTATTTCTTTGAGCCAAAGAGCTTTACTAAGATAGCGGGTAAAGTAAATCCCAGCCACTTAATAGGTATCCACCACCAGCCCACACAGAGCCACCAGATAATACCGTGTTTCTTTTCCTTGAGCTCCTGCTCCGTTACCACCTGTACAGTTACATTCTCAGATCCACACTTAGGGCATTTCATAGTTAAAACCTCCATTAAAATTTTTTACCTGCATACCTCTAATAGCATTTTACTCCACGCTATAGCATCATCCTCACCCCTGAGCTTATAAATACAATCCTGATAGGGGAGGAGAGCTAGATCCTGATTTCCCTCTGTAGTAAGCCCACGCCGCTCATACCGCCGCTCAATGTTCTGCAAGTGATGTCTGAAACAATGCAGAAAATCCTTGAGATCAGGCTCAGTAAGATAGATCTCTCTTGTTTCTGGTACATAGTTACTATCCCTTACCCAACAAGTAATTACAGGGAGCTCTACCATGTACAGATCTGAGAGCTCTGTATCAAGGGCTCTGATAACCTCCAGAGCCTCCAACTTATCCACAGGTACTCCAGCCTTGAGGAGCTTTCTAACAGGCTCCACGGCTTTACAATCGCTCCAGTAGCTCTTATAAAGATCTACTCTATCCCTTATCTCCATGCCTCTCATAATATCAGCCTCCCTTATTATATACCACTTATATAAAATTTTCAAGTATCTGGAGAGCTTTTCTCACGCCCTCCATCATACCCTCTCTGTAGGCTACCTGAGCCTCTCCCTCACTCTGTAGGGCTTTTTCATACTGGTACTCCAGCTCTGCTAAGTGCTCTCTCAATGCCTCTACCGCTTTATCCATGCTCATTACCTCCCTATGAAGTTTTCAAAGAACGATATATATAAAAGAGGCGGCGGTTTTCCTCTGTGCCGACGGGCTCCCGTGACCGTCTAAAAGACGGTTTCGATCTATGCCCTGTAGATCATCATCAGACGGGCTTTTTATTTCTTAGGGGTACTCACAGGGCAAGTAGTGAGTAAATAATACCGCTTGCCCTTGAGATCCTTAACTGCCTCCTCAAGGCTCTCAGCCTTGATAGAGATCCTCTTACCCTCTACCTCAAATATAAACTCTTTCAGCATCTCTACAGCCCTCCTAAAATCATTGAGCAACAGCTCCATCTGATCCTCACTATCCATCCTGTTAAACTCATCAAAGCAATCAGGACAAAGAAAAGGCTTTCTGTTATATTCCTCACCCATCTCCCTAAGCTCCCTGAGATCCTCAGCACTGTAAACATCTCCGCACATCTTACACTTACACATAGCCTATACCTCCTCACACATGAGCTACCGCTCTATTACCATTACCAGAGTACCATATACGGCATCCAAACCCCTCACACAGGCTCTCTACCGCCCAGCTATCATCATCCAGCCAGAGAATAACCTTGCCCTCTCTTAAGAGCCTGAGCACTAGCTGAGCCTGTCTGTAGAGCCCTTTTCTAACAAGCTCTCTATGAGCATCCATGAGCTTATACCGCCTGATCTTCTTTTCTAACATATCCTATAACCTCCAGATTTTTTAGAGTAGGGGAGGGAGCCCTCCCCTACTCTTACGCCACTTTTACCCGCTGTAAAACCGTTTGCTTATCGCCTTTGTACTCAGAGTGCTCTTTTACTGTGCCTCTAATCTTGAGGCTAGATCCCTGATGATACTGATTAGCATCCAGCCCATACCCTGTAGTAAACCATACCAGAATATTACCGCTAGCATCCTCAAACTTATACACCATCTTAGTATCAATGCCACCCCACGGAGTAAATCTAGGAACCTCAAACCCAAACACATCCACTAAAGTAACCTCAACCTCTAACCTCTTGCCAACCTCACCAACATACTGAGATACAGGCTTTTCTACCTTAGGGAGCTTGCTCTGGATTAACTCAGAGGGGTTAATGTCTTTCCAATCCAGCCAGCCGCTCTCATAATTAGGCTCAATAACCTCCTCCCAGCTAATCTCTACTGTATTGTACTCAGGATGAGGCTCAGTAAAGATCCAGCTATTAAGGCGGGGTTTCCAGTGAGCTCCAGCCTCTTTAAGCTCATCCTTGATACTGTAGGTATCACCAGTAGCGGCATAAACCTTACCCTCAGCATTAAAGCCCTTATCCATCAGCATCTCAGGGAGCCTACTCTTTAGCTCCTCAATCCGCTCAAGCCTCTGCTTTTCTTGCCGCTTAGCTCTCTGAGCCGCCAGCTTAGCCTCATACTCAGGAGTGTACTCCTTAATGATCTGAGGCTCAGGCTGTTTACCAGTGCCGCCGCACTTATAACAAGTCATTCCAGTAAATCTCCACTCCTCAGAGTAGCCAGCCCCGCCGCACCGTGTACAGGTGTAATCATGATAAATCTTAGTACCATTCTTATCAGTACGGATATAGATCTTGTTTCCCATAACCTTAACCTCCGATTTCAGTTTGTATCCCTTAATGCCTTTTTATTATATACCCCCTATATAAGTATGTCAAGGGGTTTTTAAAAAAAGTTTTGAGGGGTATATAAAAAATTAGAGAGGAACCTTTTACAGCCCCCTCTCTCTTATCATAAAGTACCCTTTACATAATCCTGTAACCAATTATTTCTAGGCACAAAATAGCTAACATCATACCCACACAACTCTATCATACTCCTTATCTTAGCTATCAGCTCAGGGTACTGCTCCTTTAGAATAACTCTCTCTCTAACTCCTGCATTAGGGCAAAACCAGCACCCATCCCTAGAAATACTCATGTCATACAAAGGAGATAGTAAATCTGCCTCTCTACAGATCTTAAAAGCCTCCGCCTCCGTTACCTCTAAGGTACACATTATAGATTGCTTTTTATCTGTTAATCTATGTATTCTATCATCCTCATCTACTGCATAACCTATAAGCTCATACTCATCCTTAGATACTAGGGTTTTAATGGTAGCTTGCTTTACCCCTGTAAATTTACAATGCCCTCTACCAAACGCCATAACCCCATAAGGCTTACCGTTTTTCTCTGGATGTACCTTAGATCTAAAATAGATCTTTTCGGTTAGGCTTTTAGCGGTTTTAACACTAGGCACTATCTCTACAGGATAGCCCCAGCTCTCAAATACCGCCTTAGTATGATCTACAAATTTTGTCATTACAGGGAGAGTAGCTGGTAGCTTTTCATCCCACATCATTCTCACATAGATTATTTTCTTTATTGGTATTCCGTATTTATGGCAAAGAATAATTGTAGCTGTACTGTCTTTACCTCCGCTCCAGCTAACTACCCACTCATGTTTACGCATTTCCTCAATACTCATTTTTGTAGGCATTTATAACCGCCCCCCCCCCCGTAGTGATAAAAAACCTAATCACACTGAGGGGAGATTTTTAGACAAAAAAAAGAGGGGAGGGCTTTTACACCCTCCCGCTCTACTACTTTGTAGCCTCATATACCTTAGCTTTCAGAGCCTCCAGCTCATCCAGATCATTGTAGTAAAAATCCTGTACCCCTGAGTAGCCCTGTAGCTTTCTCTCTTTGCCCTGAGTATCTGTGATCTTGTACCATGCTCCAGTCTGTACGATAATCCCCAGAGTGAGCCCCAGATCCAGAGTATCCTTGATCTCATCTACACCCCGCTCATAATTGAGAGTATATGTACCTAACCGCCTATCATTTCTGGTAACTTTGTTTTTCTCCATCTTCACGCTTACCAGATTGCCTATAGGGGTAGCATAGTTACCGCTTACCTCTTTGTACTTATCATCCAGCAAAGCCCCCTTAGTAAACCAGAGGATCTCACTACAGGCATGAGTAAGAGCTGTACCACAAGGGATCTTATAGGGCTTGTACGGATTACCTATATTCTCCCTGAGCTGATTAAGCATCAAAAAGGTACACTCAAACTTTTTACAGAGAGGGATCACCTTATCACAAAAGGCTTTCATGAGAGCACTGTTACCGCCGTAGCTTTTCTCATCCAGCCCTTTCTCTGCTACCCCCTTAGGCACGATAAAAGGAGCACTATCCAACACTACCAGCCCTATCTTACCAGAGCGGATATAATCTAAGAGCATATCTAAGAGATCCTCTCCGTATTCGCTCTCAGGCTGAATAAGGATAACCCTATCCCAATCTACCCCCAGAGTTTCTCCCCAATCACGATCCAGAGTATTCTCAGCATCCAGATACACAGATAACCTCTCAGGGTACTTTTTCTGGAAATTAGAGAGAATATCAAGAGCTGTAGTAGTTTTGCCGCTCTGAGGCAAGCCCACCAGCTCTATCATCCGCCCTACAGGTACTCCGCCTCTGGTAAGGTAATTCATCTGAGGAGAGGAGTATGGGATAAACTCCATACTCTTAAGATCAGAGGCTTTCCGTATAATATCTGTTTTATACTTCTTATTTACCTCAGCTATGAGGCTATCAATCTCAGCCATTTTCACTACCTCCCAGCTCCTCAAAGAGCTCCTCTGTATTCCTCCAGTTTTCCACATCCTCATCCGTGATACCTAAAGAGTAATCAATAGGCACCAGATTTCTTACAATGGAAACATCCACGCCGCCCCTCTCATTCTGCACAAAGAGTACAGCTCCATCACTACAGAGAAAAGCGGTATCACCGCTAATCTGTATCCCTCTCTTTTCCAGCTCAGCCAGAAAAGCATCCAGTTTATCTATCATGCTTTTTACCCCGTTTCTCTTTCTTAGCCTTACGCTCTTTCTTAGCCTCTGCTCTTTCATTCTCCAGCTTTACCCATTCCTCATAAGGGATACTGTAATATACGCTCAAGAAAAGCCCCACCAAAAAGAGGATAGCCACTACAACAATGAGCACCAGTACCCCTATCAGCACCCATTTAAGCATTACCAAAACTCCTTACAATAGAATGTAGTAGGATCAGCGATCTCCACGCCGCCGCCCTTAAACTCAGTACCTCTAGTTTCTGCATCACCCTGATAGAGCTTAGATACCGCCTCATCAAGTTTCTCTTTGAGGCTCATATCATAAAACTCAGTAAGGCACTCTCCAAACGCCTCAAAAAATTCCTTGATCCTCTTATCACTGAGCTTAAAGCTCTGGAGCACCTCCCTCAGATCATGCTCCAGCTTAGAGGTATCTACACTATGTAGGGTTTCCTCTATCACGCCTGAGAGCCTACCATCCTCAGCCACTTGATACACGCCCACAGCATCTATCTGAGTACCAGCAAACGCCTCATTTACACACTTGCCATCCTGATACCACTTACACCAGCGGCAAGTATGGTAGAGGCTCTCATAATCGGTATTACTCATCATCCTCAGCCCTCTCCCTCACATATTTATCTTTACTGAAACGATCCAGATCCACCTCAGCGATCCTCTTACTGAGGGATTTCTTTAGCCCACTGTAGATTTTCTCAGCCATCTCCAGCTTAACCTTGAGAGTGTTATAGGCTCTCTTGTAAATAGCCGCTACCAGAGCCTTATCCTCAGTGATTTTCTCAGCCCTAGCCTTTTTCTCTGGTACTGTACCGCTCACCTTGAGGAGAGCCTCATTGAGAGCTACCTTGTTATCATTAGCGGCAAGATCCGCTTGCATCCCCAGCTCCTCTACTCTTTGCCCTGCATAGTACATCAGAGCGGGGATCTTTACACAGTAGTACTCAATCTGAGTATCAGGTATATCCTCTATGCTGTTTTCTCCTATGCTCTCCATAATCATATTGAGCTCAGAGATAGCACTATCCAGCTCATTACTAAAAGCCTCTATGAGCTTATTAGAGAGCTGGATTACAGGAGTACTCTCCTCCTGCACCTCTTTGATAATTGCCTTGAGGCGTTCACTCTGTACCACGCCTATCACCCTCCTTTACCTCTGCCTCTATCTCTTTTACACAATCTGCACAGTAGCACCCCTCATAGCCCTCTATCTTATACAGAAAACACATCCAATTTCTATTCCACTTGCCTCTATCAGAGCATCTCTTACAAGATCCCTGCCCCTCTCCTTTACACTGAGTAACTTTCATCAAAATACCTCCCTAACCACTCAGCCAGATCATAAGAGTACCTAACCCTTTTCTTATGCTGAGCTATTCTAATGCCGTTCTCCCTGCACCACTCTACAGGGATACTTTTTCTTTCCCCAGCATTGATAAACTCCACCATCTGAGCTACCGCTATGTAGTAGGTTTCCTCTAAATCCCTATAATTGAGGATAAACCCACCATAGATCCCCTTATGCTGAGAGGCTCTGTACATTCCCTTTACCTGATTATCTCTAATCTTAGCTAAAGGGATACTCTTACCCTTATGAGTTTTAAGCTCCAGCAAAAAGGTAAGAGGGTACTTATAGAGGCGGTAATCCGCTGGATTACTTACCCCGTAAAATCCAGCGGTATCATCCTTGTACCTCTCAATATAAAAATCAGAGGGGAAAGAGGCTCTTATCTCTGCCTCAAAAATCTTACCTATTCCTTTACCATTCTCAGGCACTCTCTCCACCTCCAGCTTTAGCACCCTTTACAGAGCCGCTCTGAGCCTTTGTAGGGGCTTTCTTTCTCTTAGTGGTAGATTTACCCGCCGTACTCTTTTTAGAGCCCTTAGCGGCTTTCTTAGGCTTTTCCTTAGGCTCTCTAGGATCTTTCCATGTACCAGCATCAGCCAGCTTACACTCATGCTTATACATACAGTAAGTACACTTGCTCTCATCTTTCTCAGGAGGTGTACTGATCTCCAGAGCCTTAGTAACCCGCTGGATCTTACTGAGTACAGTAGCTTTCATCTCATCGGTTATTTTCCAGAGGTAAGCCTTTTTACCGCAAAAGTTACGATCCTCATAAAAGAAAAGCACATAATCAATCCCCAGCCCCATACCGTAGCAAGTAGCCTGATACTTGTGATCCTCTTTCGGCTCATAGCGGTTAGAGTGCTGATAAGTGCTCTCTGTTTTGATCTCAAGGATTACATCCTTACCTTGAAAATTGATAACCCCATCAGGCTGAAAGAAAATGTGTAACTCATCATTTTTACATCTTGCCTCTGTATGATCCTCATTCCAGCCTACAAACTCTGTTTTAATGCCCTTTTGCTGAGCCTCTTTAACTACTTCCTCCAGATCAAGGCACTTAACACCCTCCATATCCTCTACTAAGTGCTGTATCCGTAAATGTCTATCTGTACCGCTGTTACAGATCTCAATGAGGTTAGTATCCTTGCTATCCCCCTCAGAGCCGCTATGCACTCTCTGGAAAAAGAGCATCCGCTCACACCCATACATAGAGCTAGGGCGGAAATAATCAGAGGGGTATCCCTGCCGCTCTCTTTCATCCTGCCTATGTACCGCCGCCTCATACTCTTTGATAAACTTATCCTCAAAGGTTACATTAGCGGCATTTTTGCCCTCTGCTACTTTAATCAAGCTCTTTAAGCCCATCCTATAACCCTCCTGTATTTGTGATACTTAACCTAATCAGATACCAGCCCTATTTTTAGATAAAGAAAAGGAGAGGCTCTCAAAGCCCCTCCTCATAAGGTACTTGATAACAAGGCTTATTTACCGCCTTATCATCTATGTACACATCTGCAAACACCTTTCTAGGGTTATTTCCCCAATGAGCTACCATCTCAGGGAGATTAGCATTTACAGCATCAAACTCCAGCCCAAACTTTTTACACCACTCTACAGCCTCATCCAGCCGCTCATTTACTCTACAAGTCCAGAGGATCACCTTATTACCCTTAGCTCTCCTCTTTATCAAGCGGTTAATCAGAGACATATTAGGAGCCCCTATCTCAGGAAACTTACTCACACAAAGAGTACCATCAAAATCTACTGCATAAATGGTATATTTTCTCTTTGCCGATACCTGAGGCATCTCTGAGTTATCAAATTTCCCGCAAAGAGGAGCCAACTCAGTAAAAGCATCAGGGCATCTCCTCAAGTGCATATCTGTACAGTAAGCACAACCTTTTTTCATACTCTACACCTCATTTCCCCAGCAATCCCAGCCCTCTACTGTTTGCCTTGCAAAGAGCTCTATTTTTGTATGCCCCCCCCCGCAACCTAAGAGCTTATTGATCCTATCTCTTGTTTCGGCGGGTTTTTTACTATGTTCTTCTACAGGGCTCTCAATAATTTGATGTACCCCGTTATCCTTAACCACTTGCTTAGCCTTAGTACCTTTACTGATACCTAAAAGGCATACCTCAGCATTAGCTCTTGTATATGCCCCCATTCCCCAGAAAAGAGAGGGAGCTTTCTTATTGAGCTTTACCCACACAAAGCCAGCGGTTTTATACTCAAAGCCCCAAGCCTCCATAACCTTAAGAGCCTCCCCAATATTAGGGAATGTAGCCCACATAAAACAGATACAATCATCTGTAGCTATCTGCCTAACAGGGAGCTTACAGATTTCCTCCGTACTCATAGTATCATAATGAGTTTTTGCCATACCCCTAGAGCCTTTCTTACCGCCGCTCTGCCTATATTCCCACGGCGGATCAGCATAAATCACATTGTACTTTTTATCTGTGTTGAAAATATCTACTCTCAAAAGATAACCTCCCTTTGCTGTTTGCTGATCTTAATCACAAAGGGAGGCATTATTTAGATTACCTCAAAAAGCCGCTCTATTTTCTGCAAGCCCTGAGATCTGGTACTATCTAAGCAAACCTTTACAGGCTTACTCCAGATTTCCTTAAATCCATCTGGTAGCCAGTACTCAGATACCAGTACTGTATTTTTCTTAGCCATCTTAAAACACCAGTTATAAAAATACTCATGATCGAAACTCCCCACCGCTGTATATTTGCCTGTATTCCTGTAGGGAGGATCACAGTATATAACCGCACCCTCAATATCCTCAAGCTCTCTATAATCCTTTACCCCAAACTCTATACCCTTGAGCTTAGGCACTTGCTTAAGCGTGAAATTATGAGCCTCTCTGGAATAATTCCGCTTACCTACTTTATCCCGCCTGTAGCAATCAAAAAACTTACCACCATAAGAAAGCTGATACCCACAATACCCCACAAAATAATCAGGGTATTTCTTTTTGTGCTCTTTCACATCCCTGTACTCCTCCTCAGATACATCTACAGGAGGTAGCCAGCCATCCCGCAAAGCTGAGAGAGTAGCAATAACATAAGGCTCTATATCATAACCTATACGCCGCTCACACTGGATCTTATCAATCACATTAGCCCCTCCAGTAAAAGGCTCTATGTAGAGGCTTACCCCCCCCCGCTAATATAGCTCTGGATAATCGGTACAATATCCTTTGCTAAGCGGTTTTTACTTCCCATGTAACGCATATAAAAATATTCCTCCTTTTGAGTAGTAATCATCCTAAGCTCAAAAAGGAGGAATATTTAGAGATCACATATCCATTATCATTTTACAGTTACTACAGATCATAAAAGTCTACTTGCCCTACCCTGTGAGGGTGGAGCTTTTTAACCTTTACGCCGCACATCCCACACTTACCGCTCTTGTTTTTGTTTCCCAGCTTTACAGGAGGTACATCAGCCTTTAAGAGTTTCTCATACTCTTTTACAGTGCTCACCCTTACTCCTCCTCTAAAAACTCATCAGCCAGATTTTCACCATACCAGTAATCAGTAACCTCAGCATCCACGCTCATAGGGAGATCAATAAGACCATGCCCCACCCGTTTCATAGTGGATACTAAGAGATCCGCTCCAGCTTTCACATTTTCTACAGGCACCTCCATAATAAGCTCATCATGTACGGTAATAACCATGTGACAATCCAGAGCCTTATACTGAGGATCGTTATAGATAGCGATCATAGCCAGTTTCATTATATCCGCTGAGCTACCCTGTATCACGCTGTTAAGGCTCTGCCTATGAGCCTCCTGATACTTATAATCATCATGATTAGGGATCTGCATATCAGGGAGCCTCCGCTTTCTACCACAAACAGTAGTAACATAGCCGTACTCCTCAGCCATTTTCTCAATCTGGAGGCGGAGCTGAGCCACCTTAGGAAAGCTCTTGTAAAAGTTATCAATGAGCTCCTGAGCCCACTGAGCACTCTTATCAAACTGCTCACCGATAGCCGCCGCCCCACGCTCATACATGATCCCCAGCAAAACGCTTTTCATAGTGGTACGCCGTTCCTTACCAGCCGCATTTACAGAGCCATCAGGATAAAACTCACGGCACTCCTCATAAGGCATACCATACACCTTAGAGCCCATGATAGCATACAGATCCTTACCCTCTTTGTAAGCCTCCATCATATTCTCATCCCCAGAAACATAGGCTAACACACGAGGCTCAATCTGTGAAAAATCTCCGCCTACCAGCTTGTAACCCTCTCTAGCCCTAAAGATCTTTCTGATCCGTTTCTCATGACTAGGGATATTCTGGAGGTTTACCTTAGTAACCGTATCAGAGCTGGAAAATCTGCCTGTACGGGCTCCATACTGATTAAAGGTAGTATGTACCGCATTAGTACCAGCATCCTTTACAGCGGGGATCTTATCAATGTAAGTACCTAAGAGCTTTCCACATTCTTTGTATCTCTGGTAGTTATCCAGAAACTCTACAAACCGCTCACCCTTTTTAGTACCCGCCTTTTTAGCCTTTCTCCTGTGTTGCTGGATGATCTTATCTCCAGTACCTCTAGGCTCTTTACGGCTTACCGCCTTGAGCCCAAAAATATCATAGAGTAAGCAAGCCATTTGCTGAGGGCTATTGTAATTGATTTTACAAGTACCCTTTGTAAGCCTCATGAGAGTAGGATGATCCTTGATATACTCCTCAAAGCCCTTTACATACTCATCACAGAGCCGCTCTTTTTCTACCATCTCTGCATTGAATACCTCAGAGAGCTCTTTAGCGTACTCCTCACGGATCTCCACGCCTCTCAGCTCCATATCAGCACACACATCAATAAGCGGCATCTCAATTTTACGGAAAACCTCATAGAGCCTCTGGTAATCTCTCCGCTCAGCATCCTCACAAAGATACTCTTTCTGGAATTGATAGAGAGCCCATGTTTTGAAACCATCATTAGCACCATAGATACTAAAAATATCAATGGGGAGATAGTTAGCGGGAATATCTGAAAACAGATCCCCAAAATCCTCATCAGAGCCCTCACCATTAAGGATATACTTGTTATAAAGAGGCTTTAAGCCGTGAGGCTCATTCTCATTGAGCACCCATGCCGCTATCTCAGTATCCCACCATACATTAGCGATCCTTTGCCCCCACTGGAAAATAAAGTTTTTATCATCAAACTTTATATTGTGATTGATACACTTGAGATCAGGATCAGCTAAGTAGGAGAGCATAACCTCTTTACACTCCTCCTCAGTCATTTGCCCCGCTACCCGCTTGTTTTCAAGATCAGTATGATTAAAGGGTACATAGGCACTAGGCTCATCAGGAGTAAATAAGCAGATACCCACCAGAATATCTTTATACACATCAAGCCCCGTAGTTTCCACATCCACTACATACTCACCATTAGCCCTAGCATGATCCATAAACTCTCTGAGCCGCTCAGGAGTACGGATAACCTCAATCTCACCCTCTGCCTTGAGCCTACCACTCTTTACCAGCTCCTTAACTACCTCCAGAGCCTTTACAAGAGTGTTACGATTTCTCTTTACCGCTACATTACTGATTTTCTTATGAGCTAAGCGGCTACTAATATCCTCATAGGATACCGCCTCACGGCTCACATCAATAGCTATCTCTCTAGCCACTATCCTTTACCTCCTTTATGAGAGTAGGGAGGCTATCTCTAACCTCCCCACCGCTTTTACCTGTTTAGAATACCCTGTTAGCAGAGGCTCTACCGCTACCCTTACCAGAGCTCTCTCCATCATCCTTACCCTTGCTGAGCTGGAGCCGTCCCTCAATAGCCTTAATCTGATCCTCTTTATTCAGATCCAGAATGAGGGAGCCTACCAAACTCTGAGGCTCAGGTACATCCATATCAGTAGGATCTTTAGGGAAGTACTGATAGGTAGTTTTCAGAGAGCCCTTAGCACCAGATCTCACAATCTTGATATTACGCTTAGTGAGATCCCCATACTCAGAGGTAAGCCCGATCATCTGCTTAATATCAGTGAGCCCACGCTCCCAGAGCTGTACCTGCTTATCCTTATCTTTCTCATCCAGATTAACCATCTGGAGAAACATCCTCAGGCTAGGCTTATTGCCGCTCCTGCAAAGCTCACAGCCCTCACCCTTGCAGAGTACAGTACGATCACGCCCAGAGCCATCCACATCCAGCTTATGTACCTCATAAATAGGAAAGTCATAATCAGGCTCTCCAGTCTGAGGATCTACTCCTACCTCACCCTTATGGAGGAGGCGTACTACCGCACTATCTCCATCATCCTTAAGCTGAAACCAGCCAGTTTTAGAAAAACCGCCGTTATCATACTTCTTAATCAAATCCTGCAAACCCATAATCCTTTACCTCCTGTAAATTTATTATTATGATTTATTGTTTACATCAGGGCTTTTACAGCCCCTACCATACTGCTAAGGGCAAACTGCTTAGTAATCTCTCTGCCTACCAGCACATCCGCCTTACGCTCATCACGCTTTACCAGCACGATAGCTTTACCTTTGATAATCGCCATCAGCGTACTCAATGCTCTCATGTTCATCCTCCCTTAACTTTCTGATATTTGCTACATTTCTGAGATACTTAACCTAATCAGAAAGCCATAGGATTTTTAGATTGCATATCCAGCCAATACAAACTTTTTGCGGATCTGCTTAAAGTAGTAGTTAGCTGTAGCAGGGGTACACTGTAGAGCCTTTGCTACCTCTCCCTTAGTACCGCCGCTCATGAGTACATTTACAGTAACTTGCTCTTTCTCATTGAGCCCCAGCGATCTCACCAGATCCATAAACTCTACCGCCTTAAAATCCTCACACTCTACAGTAAAAGAGCTATCTCCCTCAGATCCGCCCTCACGGTTAATCTCTGCAAGGCTCTCATAGCTAACAGGAGTAGAGCCTGTAAAGCGTTTCTTTCTGGTAGCCTCATTGTAGAGGCGGCTCAAGTGCTGTCTTACATACACCTTGAGGAGATTAGCAAAGGTAAGCCCTCTAGCCTCATCAAAATCCTCAATAGCCTTGAGCATCGGTATATAAGCCTCACTGGTAAGATCCTCTAACTCAGAATTAGGGATACTATGTACAAACGGCTCCACCAGCATATACAAGAGCCCTTTGTTTTGCCGCATGAGCTCCGCTAAGTACCCCTCATCCCTTGTATCACGGTAACTAAGTACCAACTCCTCATTACTGAGTTTCTTTCCTGTAAACATCCTGTATCCTCCTTTAATATCCTGTGAGATAGCTCTCCCAGCCATCTCCAAACCGCTTGATTAAGTCGTTTATGTCCTTGAGATCCGTATCCCATCGGAGATTAGTAAACCTAAAGCCCTTAGGTATCAGCATCCGCTTGATCTGAGCCGCTCCTTTACGCCCTGCCTCATCGTTATCCAGAGCCAGTACAAACCGCCTAAAAGGTGTAGCCTCAAGCTCTTTGCACTGAGCCTCTGAGATATGAGAGCCCATGATAGCTACTGCATACTTGCCATAGCCCACCAAAGATAGGGCATCAATCTCACTTTCAGTAATCCAGATCTCACTCTCAGAGGTAGCCACCCCCTGAGAAAACCGCCCATTACAGAGCTCCCAAAGCCCAAATATCTGAGAGGTTTTATCAATGTCCTTTGCATTGTAAAAATGCTTTCCTGTAATGCTCCTGCCTTTGTAAAAAACAACCTTACCGCTCATATCCCTTACAGGGAAAAGCACTACAGCCCCATCAGGATCAAACCCCAGCTTATAGGCATCAATGATCCAGTTAGGGAGAGCTCTCCGCTGTAGGTACTCACACGCTGGAGAGCTTTTAATGAGCTCCTGATAGTACCGCTCTACCTCAGCCTCATCCATGTAGGAGGCTTTCTGAGCTTGTCCTCTGTAGAGATTTAACTCTAGGGGCTCTCTCTCCGCTGAGCCGTAGTTATACCGCCCCACCAGCCACTTAAAGCCTTGTACAGGGGAGGAGAGCCCTAGAAAATCTGCTACAAACTGAGGTAGATCCGCTGTATAGCCACAGGTGTAACAATGTACAGTACCCGCCTCAAACTTTCGGTTTTTGTCGATCTTCTCTCTCAAAAGCACCCCACAGGAGGGCTTATTTTCTTTGCCGTTTTTATGAAAAGGGCAAGTACACATAAGATCCGCCCCTGTGTTGTTAATCTCTCTGAGTAAGCCATCCTCAAACCGCTCCAGCTTGAGATCTGTTACCACTTGCTCTACCGTAGCTACAATGGGAGTACCCCACACTGTAATCACTTTCTAGCCCCCTTTTTCGGATCTGTGAGCTTGAGTACTACCACCTCTTGTACCTTTAGGCACTCAGCTACAACCGCCTGAGGCAACCTACCAGCCTCTACCGCCGCCATAGTCGCATCCTCATCCACAACCTCCTTAAAGCTGATACAATCCTCCAGCTTACGGCTATGGAGCTCACCTAAGAGCCGCTCCTCATCAATGCTCTTTCTCTGCTGAGTGATCCGCTCAAACAGATAACCCGCCTCATCGGTATGATCCTTTTCACCCGCCTCAGCCATAGCATCCTTGAGGAGCTTTTTATACTTTTCCTCCTCTTTCTTTGCCTGTTCAAAGGCTAACTTTTTGCTCTTGTAGACCTCATAAAGCTCTTTAAGATCCATGTCCTTTACCTCCTGTAATAATGATATATCCTCAAATCTCTGTTAAACGGAGATTTATAGGCAAAATAATAGCAGAGGGTTAAAATACCCCCATTATATCCCTGATTTCCTCTATTATATCTCTGTTAAACAGAGAAGTCAATATATTTATTTTAGTTTTTCTAAATTTTTTCTCAGTTTCCCTTTACATTCTTTGAGCTTTGCTGTATAATATAGGTATCCCCTCTAAGGAGGTGATACCATGAGTGAAGATCCTAGAGATAATTTCCCAAAGGCTCTACAGTACTACATGAGCCTAAACGGGAAAAGACAACAAGACCTAATCAAGGATCTAGGCATCAGCTCAGCCACACTCTCTCAATGGGTAAATGGTAAAATGTTTCCCAGAATGGATAAGGTAGAGCTCTTAGCTAACTACTTCCGAATAACCAGCACAGATTTACTCACCGATCCATTTCAAAAGAAACAGACTACCTCAGATCCTCTCATAGTAGCTAAGCTACTGGAGAGTAACCCAGCCTTATCAGAGCTCTTAAGGCTACTGGTAAGATTAGAGGAGGCTGATCTAGCCTTGCTCAAGGGGATAGCTGAGAGAATACTCCAGCTACAGCACAGGGGAGAGGAGCTTTAGGGCTCCTCTTTTCCTTTGCCCTAAATGCCTCCCAGCTCAGGCACTCTCTCCCTCATAGGGGTAGCGTTTCCCTCTTTAGTCCAATCCATATAGGCGAGAGGGATCTGGTATAGCTCACTGAGTTTCTGAGCGTACTCCATTTTAGGAGCTGAGGCACCTTGCTCCCAGCGGATAATAGTTTGCTCTGTTACCCCCAGAGCCTTAGCCACCTCTTTCTGAGTATAGCCAGCCTGTACCCTGCAAGCGGCTAATCTCCATTTATCAATTAACATACAGCCGCCCTCTCTTTCTGGTAACGCTCCAGCTCCTCAGGGGTTACAACCGTTCTAGTAGCGGGAACCATGATAGTAACCTGAGTAGTAGCCATCTCCCCACGCTGGATAATTCTCTGCACAGTACGGCGGCTACAGCCTAAGAGCTGAGCTACCTCCTCTGTAGAGTATCCTTGTACCGCCTCAGGCTTAGGGCTCTCTACAGGCTCAATCTGAGCCTCAGGGAACATCTGGAGATACTTGCTCTTAAACTCCTCACTCTTTACACCGATCACCCTACCAGCGATATACTCACAGCCTTTGAGAGTGATCTGGTATCCTGCCCTTGTTTTCCCCAGCCCATCCTTGTAAGTACCCTCAATGAAGTACTCAGGAGCCTCCTCACCCAAGGTAGCTACATACTTTCTCACATCTCTCATAAAGTTATCATGCCTTTTACCCAGCATCTCAGCTACCGCTTTACTGTCTAATGTGCTCATAGCAAAAGCCTCCTTTCTGTAATAATAAATCTAAGCAGAAAAGGAGGCTTTTTTTAGAGAGCCGCATACAAAATATTTAGTTTTTCTTTTCCGTGCATTTATCCACGATCCTAAACCGCTCTATAGCTACCTCATTCAAGGGCTCATCATCCATAATCAGAGGGCTATCCATAATGCCGCTCAAAAACATAGCCATCAGATCACTTACCTCCTCTATCTGTTTCTGATCCTTAAATCTCAGGCTATAGAGATCTCCATCATCTGAAAGATACATAGGCACCAGCTTACCCTTAGGCACTGTACCCATACGCTTAAAAGCCATAATCCTTTTTACCTCCCTTACCAGCCTCAACCTCTTTCCCCTCACCCTTAGTAGTTTTTTCCTCAGGGTTATCAGGGAGGAGGGGTTTAAGGTATCCAGTGTTAATATCCCAGATCATGAGCACCTCTTTGTTATTCAAGCCGTACCTGTTCTTTTTGAGAGCAATCTTAAGAGTACCATCAATCACAGAGAGGGAGAGTACTCTACTGGAGTTTTGCCCTACCAGATCACTCTCAGCCAGATCATGTAGCTCAGGGCTCTCTCCCTTTTTACGATTTTTCACAGCCTCTCTATTTGCCTGAGCTAAGAGGATAACAGGCTTTTTGAGCTCCTTACTCATCAAAAAGAGATCCTCTGAGATATTGCCATAAGCTATACGGGGTATATCCGCCTTTCTCTTATCACTCATGAGGGAGAGCTGATCCACTACAATCATATCCGCCCCATGCTTTACAACCAGCTCTTTAAGCTCATCCACATTAGGCTTACGCCCATTAAAATCATCTGGAGTAACCACTACAAAGCCGCTTTTCTGAGAGAGCTGATTGATATAATTCTCATAATCCTCAGCCAGATACCGCCCACCATCAGTATCAGGCTTTACCCCCAGAGTACCAGCACCATTAAGCAAGCCGCTGTTTGAAAAGTGCTTATTGAGGGTATCAAACCTAAAGCCTATGATCTCTCTACTCATCTCTCCAGAGTAAAAGAGGATCTTGTACCCCAGATTATAGGCTATTGTAGCAAAGTACTCAGCCATCCAGCTTTTACCCACATTTGTACGCCCCGTGATTACTACCAGCTCCTCACCCCAGAGCCAGCCATTAGTAATCTCATCCAGCTTAGGGATACCAGTAGGAATACCAATGAGCCCCTTTACCTCACACCGCTTTTTATACTCTGCAAAGCGATCCTTAGCATTAGTGATAATATCATAGCCATCCTTATTACCGCTAACAGGTACATCCGCCTCAAGCTGAGCAATTTGCTCTTTGAGGTAAGTGATAGCATCAATACTATCCTCTCTCACACGATCCGCCGCATTTTGGATAATCGGTACTATCTTTGTGTAGGTGTAAGCCTCTTTGAGCTTATATACCAGATAATCCATACTCTCAGATACCTCAAGCATCTGAAACTCTCTAAACTCAGAGAGAAAAGTAATCTTATCAGGTACTTGCTTGTATTCCTCATAGTGCTTAAGGATAAAAGCTATCTCATCCCCACAGGTAAGAAACATCTCAGGGCTCACGCTGTTAGTATGTAACACATCTAAGCTACCGCCCTCTAAGAGCTTGCTTATGATACTTTGCTCAATCATTCCAGCCATCAGATACCCCTCCGATCCTTACCCGTGATCTCCACAATCTGAGAGCACCCTAGCACTCTGCTAGCTATACGCTCCTCAAACTGAGATACCAGCTCATTAGGGGAGAGATTACTGGTATAAATTGTGCTGAACCCTCCGCTCACTCTGGTATTGATAATGCTTACCAGCCGCTCTCTTACCCACTCTGTAACCTTTTCAGCCCCTATATCATCAATAATCAGGAGCTTACACTTTTTCAGCATCTCCAGCACCTCAGCAAAATCCTCATCAGGATTACTATAGGAATTTCTGAGATCCTCAAGGAAAGTAGGCGTATAGATATAAAGCCCCTCATTTTCTAAGCCGCTCTCAAAAGCCACCTTACGGAAATAATAGCCCATGATCTTACAAGCCCATGAGGTTTTACCACACCCTGTACTCTTACCCCAGATATAAAGGTTTTTCCCCTCTGAAACATTCTGTACAATGTGCTCCTTAAAATCATTGAGCCTCTCAAAAGCCTCTACATCCCCCTCATCAGGAGTAAGAGGCATTGAATAGCTATAAGTTACTGGTATTCTGCTGAGCCGATAAAGAGCCCTGAGTACACGATACCCACCGCATACCTCACTACACTCAGCTCTATCTTTTTTGCAATAATCCTCTGCATAGCACCGCACCGCTACAACCTCCTCACATATAAGGTACCTCATACCTTTTACCTAACCTAATCACGCTGGAGGCAAAAAATTAGAGGAGAGTTTTTAGCTCTCCTCTAATCTCAGTACACTAGCGGCTTACCATCTGTACCCGTAGCCAGCTTATCTTTATCAGGATCAAACCTCTCCATAGAGGCTCTAGGCTTACTCTCAGGTTTCTTTTTCAGCTTGTACAGATCTTTCCACCCTGCATCAATGCTCTGATCTACAATAGCCAGAGCCGCCTCAAGGCTTTCCCCAGCATTATCTCTCAAGATACTAGCCCATCTCTCAAGGGTTTTATACTGAAAACCTACCCCTCTATTTTTACAAGCCTTTACCCATTTTATCAGAGCCTCTTTAATATGCTCATTCTCTGGAGCATTAAATACCTCATCATAACTAGAGCTCTTTTTTGAGGCTCTGCCCTTTTCCGTAGGAAAAGGATCTTTTGTCTTTTTTTCTTTAGTTTGTATAGTATTACTTTGTTGCGGGTTTTCCGTAAGCGGATTTACCGTATGCGGAAAACCCGTAAACGGTGAGGGAGTTTCATTTAGCATATAATCCATATCACTAAATTTACCTCCGCTCCGTAGAATTGTACGCACTAAGTAACCTTCACGCTCCAGCTCCTTAAGAGCCTCATTTATGGCATCTCTGCCCTCTTTCAGCACCTTAGTAAGCCCTGATACTGAGTAATCCCAATCCTCAGGCAAGCTCCACATATACGCATAGAGCCCCTTAGCCTTAAGAGATAGGTTAGTGTTTCTGAGTACATGATTAGATACCATCGTAAAGTTACTCTGTTTATTGATCTTGATCTTACTCACAGTTTCACCTCCAGAAAAAGGGGAGGGGCAAAGTATTACCCCCCCCCTGTGAGTTTTAGTCCATCTCAGAGATTACCTTTTCGATATTCTCACATACCTCATCAAAAGCCTGTTTGATAACCGCTCCTCTTTGCTCAGGAGTAGTACCGCCATCAATAGCGATATTCATACGCACAGTAGGCTTACACCAGATCCCGCTCTTGTTTTGTACGCTCATCCCCAGCTCAATCTCCAGAGCCGCTACCCTTGCTGTAAAGTTATCCTTTGCCATTTTCATTACCTCCAGTGATTTCTTTTAGATTTTTTTCACGCCGTTTCATACGGCGGTTATACTCCGCTACTGAGATCCCCAGCTTTCTAGCCGCTACCTTTTTGTAAACCAGAGTACCCTCAGCTTTCGCTTTCTGCCTCTCCAGTTTCCTCTGCAAACCGCTCACGCCTATCATCCTCCAACTCTTTCAGACTGTGAAAAACCTCTTTATCAGTTTCGATCAGGGTTTCCTTGTCATGAGGGCAAATCATAACGGTAATATCGCAGGAATTAGAGCTAAACTTTTTCAGCTTAGGATCATTGTAGCTCAGCCCCTCCGCCTTAGTCCCCAGAGCCTCAGAGATAATATCCTCAAGGCTCTTACCGTTTACCTCCAGCCCAAAGCCGCTATCCCGTACCTCTGCATGAGTAAAAACAAGTTTTAACATATACGCTCCTCCTTACATGATTTCTTTCTCTTTGAGAGATACTTAACCTAATCAGCTAAGAGGGGATTTTTTAGATAGCCCCTGATTATTCCTCAGTTTTAGGCAAAAAAAATAGAGAGGAGCTTTTTGCCCCTCTCTTTGAGTACTTACTTACCTTTTCTCCGCTCCCTCACCGACAATAAAGCATACTGCTTAATCTGAGAAAGAGCATCCTCATCCCAATATCTGTACCCGTTATCATCTCTGGTACTAGCAGGGATAGCCCCAGCATCCTCCCAAAGGCGGATAGTTTGAGTAGATACCTCACACAGAGTAGCTACCTCTTTTCTGGAGTACACCCTCTTACCAGTATTCTCATCTATAGTAATCACTTTCATGTAATCAGCTCTCCTTTCTCCATAATATTATATACCCCCTGTATCATAATTTCAAGAGTTTATTTAAGATCTGCCTAATATCTGCCTTAGATCCCTTTCCGTCTACAATCCGCTCAAAAAGATCCTTGTTATCAATCAGGTACTCCTCAATACCCTCATCTACCGTACCCTTAGCCACCAGAGAAATTACATTGACTGTACCAGCCGTGCCTATTCTGTGAGCCCTATCCTCAGCCTGAGCATTATCTCCGCTATTCCATTTCTTATCAATGAAAAACACATAGGAGGCTTTATTTAGGGTAAGCCCTGTACCCATAGCATCAATAGTACCAATAGCCAGCTTACAAGAGGGATCATTTTGAAAACGCTCTACCTCTTTAAGCCGATCCTCTGGAGATACATCCCCTGTAATGTAAATGGGGTTATACCGCTGGAGAGCTTTACAGTACACCTCAGTTATCTTAGACCACTGAGAGAAAATGATAGCCTTATAGCCGTTAGGGATAATCTCCTCACTGAGCATATCCTCCAGCCGCTCTAGCTTAGGATTTTCCTCTGTAAAAAGCCCTCCTGTTAATTGCCTCAGCCTGAGGGTACAGCTAAGCGGATTTACAGATAGCAAAATATTCTCCAGATCCGCTATGATCCCATTTTTAATATCCCTGTATATGAGCTGTTGCTTACTGGTAAGCTCCACATACTCAGTACTATGCACTTTAGGCGGCAAATCCAAAACCTCATCCTTACGCCGCCTCAGCATTACACTACTGAGCTCAGCATTGAGGCTCTCAAGGTTTTTATGTCCTACCACCTTATAGCCTCCATACCCGCCCATGATACAGTAGGTATTTTTGAAACTGTAAAAGCTCCTTTTTTCAACCCCTAGCCATGTGAGGATATTCCAGAGATCCTCCGCCTTATTCATAGGTGTACCAGATAGCCCTATCCTAATAGGCGTTTTAAGCGTTCTCAGAGCCTTTCCCTGTTGACTTTGACCATTCTTAGCCTTATGTATCTCATCAACAATTACAGCCCCAATATAGCCCTCTCTGATACCATCATAGAGGGTATCCTGTATCTGTTCTTTCCTAAGGCTCTCAATATTGATAATCCCAAAGTAATGAGGGCTTTTATACCACTCATAAAGCTGAGAGGCTCTGAGATCCATTGTTTTACCGTCTATCATGCAGGAGCTCTCTTGAGAGTGGATCTGGATCTCTTTCTCCCAATTATACTTTACAGAGTTTACCCCGCATACTATCAGGGTTTTTACAAGCTCATGCTTTCTAGCTACACAAATATCAATACTCTCCTTAGTTTTCCCTAAGCCTTGCTCATCACCGATCAGGATCATATCCTTTTGTAGCCCAAAATTGAAAGCCTCAATTTGATGAGGGAGGGGCTCTGTAGTAAAATCAAAATCTACTACAGGCTTGATCCCCTCAAGCCTCTCCTGAGTAGCCGCCCTCCGATCCTCTACCTCTTTAGTTTTGAGAGCTCCTGTTATCGCCTCATCCGCATCAATATTACTGAGCCCCACCTTTTCAATGAGGTTAGGTAACTCATAATCAGGGATCTCCCAAGCTCTCTCCTCAGGCAAGTACCGCCTCTGAGCCAGCTCTTTTACCTTTGCCACTGTTCTAGGATCATACCGAAAAGAGATCATATAGGCATTATCAAAATAAGTACCTTTTTCTAGTCGCTGTACTCTTATCATAAAAAATTACCTCCTGTGAAAGTCTTAAATAACTTAATCACAGGAGGCTTATACTTTTAGATAACCCCTATATAAATCAGGCTACTAGCTGTACATAAAGATCCATAGTACGCCATGTATAATTATCTCCATACTCATAGGAGGTTAGATAGTAGATATTTTCAGTTTGTATCTTGAGCCATTTCTGCCGAGCAAACCATAAATTTTGCCCTTCCGGACGTGGAAAGACAAATCCTGCACCGCCCGGACCTCCCCGAAGGACTTGTTCAGGTGCCGGATCTCAATGACATGTTCCATCGAATCATCCTTTCAAAACGGAGGTCCCCCTCCGAACCTTTTTCACAGCTCTTTGACAAAGCAGACGATGCG